TGGTGTTCATCGATCCGGCCTTTCGTGGTGGTTGGGCTGGGTGGCGTACGGGACCGCCCCATCGGGGCGGTCCCGTTTTTTGTTGCTGGGTCCTAGTCTAGACCTGCCTGTCTGGTCCGTGGGTTGTCACGGGGTTACTGCAAGAGTGCCGTGTCGGTTTTGGTGTAGGACCCTCGTGAGATCCACACATAGCCCGTGGTGCCGTTGTGTTTGACCATGAACATTGTGGATTTGGCAACGTCGGTGCCAAATCCACTGATTGTCCCTGCGAAGGCCATGACTGGGTTGTTCCATTGGTCGCATACCTGGACTACGGCTGCGGTGCCGACAAATTGGTCTTTGACTTTTCGCCATGCAAAGTTGACGAGCGGTACGCTACGGTCGTTGTTACTTATGCGCAGTTTGGCGAATTGTTGTGAGTTGGCGAATAGCGCTCCTTGCGCACTGTCGGAGACATAGACGGTGGTGAATCCCACAGTCTTGATGATGCCACCGCCACAGGACAGGGAGATCACTGAAGAGTCGCCGATCTTCTTTCCGTCTTCGTTGTACCGGTCGAACTCGGTGTCGCGCTGAAAGCCGAGACTGCGGCAATGCGCTTGGTACACGAGTTGGCCGTCGGGTCCGAAGTTGTAGACGGTTCCGGGCGTTGCGCCGAGTGCGCGTCGGGCTGCTTCGATCGTGTTGGCGCCTTTGGCGCAACTTGTGAGGGTCACAGCGCAAAGGATCGCGGCGGTAACGGTGATTAGCCTTTTCATGACATCCATTCAATCATCGAGAGTGAGTGTCGTCGATTTCCCATAGGTGGAAGGTGGTCGAATGTACGTTGACCCATTCCTCCCTGGGCGGGAGGAGCATCGCAACGTGTACCTCGTTGGGGATGAATCGGTAACGCGCGTCGACGATTTCCTCCCAGGTCGGATATCGGCCGGGCTGTGGTGGGTGGTCGTTGGTGCGGTGCGAGATGGACAGGTGCCACATTGGCCGCTCGAAGCGAGGCAGGTCGGGCTCGCGGCCGACGAATATGGTGAGGTGCCCGTCGCCTGTGTCGCGTTGGTAGGCGCGGGTACCGGGGTAGGCGGCGCGCATGATTTCGCCGGTTTTGACGCGGTGCCAGTTGGGCATCAGGGTTCTCCTTGGTAACGGTGTGCCTCTAGACCAGCGGTGTGATGACGATCTGCGCGCCTGGTCGGTCGAGCGCCAACGGGTCCTCGCCAACGTAGACTTTGGCGAGGCGCCGATACTCGACAATCTGCGCGTCGTCTTTCCAAATAACGCCGGTGAGCGCGTCTTCGGTGCTGCGAGCCAGCTTCGACAAGTCTGGCGTGCTTGCCGGTCGAGTTGGTGCGCTGTCGCGCAACAGGTGCGCGTTGCGTCCGGTGCGGTAGTGATTTTTCGGTCTGGCTGCGCTGAACACCATCGTCACCGCGAGTGGTCCGCACAGCAAGTCGCGGGGCCCGCAGTGGTCGAGCCATCCTTGCGCCACGTTGCGGACGTCATCACGCCAGAGTTTGATGTTTGCCTGTACCTGCTCTATGAGCATGGCTTTGCCTGTGCGGGGGTGGGTGAATGCGCGTTTGCTGCCTTGCGGTGCTGGCCTGCCGTACACCACAAACGTGATGGCTTCATTCGTGGTGGGAGGGACTGTCAGGGTCACTGTCGGCCTCTTCTCCGTAGTAGTGTTCGGTGGCGGTTGTGTTGCCGCGGATGACGTCTAGTGGCAGGTGGCCAATGTGCCACATGCTGCAGTTGCCGCAGTGGTAGGGGCGTAGATGGCCGGGCATGTTTGCTGAGGCTCGGCGGGCTTGGCGGCGGTTGTGAAATCCTACTTTGCCGCATTCGCCAGCTGATGGGGGCGCGTCGCGTGACTTGTCGCGTTGGATTGCTGGGCGTCGCCAGCACTGTTGCCGTTGTTTTGGTTTTTGTCTGGGCAACGGTTTTCCTTCAGGGTTTGGCCCGGCGTCCGTGCAAGGGGCGCAGTCTCGGACGGACGCCGGGAGTCTCGGATGGTTCCGTTAGCTGGATTTGCGCGTCGACAGAGCGTTTTTGATCCGCGACGCGCGTTGCCGCCAACGTTCGTCGACATCGACCGCGCGAAATATCAACCAGCCCGTAGCCATTGCCAGCTCGGAGACGGTGATGTAAGCGAGGTCAATGAGGTTGGTGTATGTGAAAATTCCTAAGACTCCGTACAATGTCCACATTGGCCAGAAGAAGGGACGCAACTCGGCCCACACCCAGCGGGCGTGACGGTCCAGGGGCCGCCTGTAGACACGCGCGTGTAGCAACACCATGGATGCGGCCATCCAAACAGCAATGATCAGAACGGGAATTAGTCTCACAAAAATCACGGCGTGTCCTCTCGCGGCATGGCCCGCTGTATCGGCCATTCACCATTGCAGTCGGGGGCATCTTTGCGGAGCTTGCCAGCTTTCCGCAGATAGCTGGTTAGGGATTTTTGCTGCTCGGCACGCCATTTGCGCTGCCAGCCGTGCAGCCTGCCGGGATCAGCGGCGCCTATGGCTTGCATCCGTTGGGCAGGCTCTTTCGGGTTGCGCCGTCCCCGTTCGTGTGCACCGTGTGCACCGCCACACCAGTAGAAGCCTTCCAGCTTCGGCAGGGGCCACTGGCCCATCAGTGCCATGCGGTACGCGATCCGCGCCGCGGCCAGTGCGTCCGCGGTCGCGTCGTGTGCCCCGTCGATACGTACGTCGTAGTGTTCGCACAGGTCGGTAAGCCGACGCCCTCCAGGACGATAGGGGTCGATGGCCTTGTCGAGAACGTACACATCCACCACGGGGCGGATGCCGCTGACGCGCTCGGTCAGGCTGGACATGTCGAGGTGCCGCAGGTTGCGATCAAGGATCGTGAAATCGTAGGCCCCGTTCATGACAACGATGGGACGCTCGGCGGCGATGTGTGTGGCGAGGAGTCCTGCGATTTCGTCACAGACCTCCCATAGGTCGCGGCCGTTACATTGCGCATGTTCGGTGGTGATGCCGTGCACCTGTGTGGCTTCGGCCGGTATGGCGATGCCGGGGTCTGCGAGCCATGTTTCGTGTTCGACCTTCCACGAATCGCCGGGAGTGATCACGGCGATCGTGGCGGTGACGATCCGGTCGACCTCAACGTCAATGCCGGTCGTCTCCAAATCGAAGGCAACGAATGGCGCAGTCAGAAGGAACCTCACAGTGACTCCGATCATTTGAGCAGTTCGAGAAATTCGGCTATGTCCCATCCTGTCGCGTCGCTGGGGTTGTTTGGCGCTTTATTGCCGTATTTTCCCCATAGCCATTGACTGAATTGCTCGGTCACCTTAGGTAGGTCCCATCCATGGCATTGGTACCCAGCCGTCAGGACCATTTGCCAGCAAGTCATCCGGTCGGGTTCTGTTTCTCCGGGGACGTCCTCTGCGGGCAGTGAAACGTCCACTGTACGCGGTGGGGGCGCCATATCTTCGCCGGCGGCCTGCTGGCGTAGTTCACCGCGCCGTTGCCACCAGACCTGTCGCAGCGCAGGGTTGCCTCGCACTGCATCCCATATCCTTGTGAGATAGTCCCAGTTTCCTGCGGCTATTGCGTCCGGGTCTGGCGTGACGGCTGTCGGCTCGTCTGGTTCTTCCGGCTGTTGCGGTGGTGCCGGATCGGGCGCGGCGATTGCAGCGCGTTCCGGAACTGGCGCGTCAAGAGCAACCGCCAGCGCGGCGGGCGTGGCGCCTAGTGCGCCACCCCCGACTGTCGGGATGACACCGGACAGGATATCGATGGTGGTCGCGTCGGCTAGCTCAATGACCACGACCGGGAACCGTTTGATTCTCCCGGCCACGACCCGCTCACGGGGGTCGATCCGTAGACGTACCCGTACGCCTACGTTTGCGCCTCCAGTTTTCGCAGCGATCGACGCTTTGATCAAGTCGACCGTGGCGGTCAATTCCATGGCCGCATAGAATGACTTCGTATCGAGCCGCCAGTACCCTATGTCGGGCAGCCCAAGAAAGAAATTGATGCGCGTCTGCGGCCGACACACCTTCGTAGGTGGCAGCAGATACCACTCTTCGCCATACTCAGCCCGACACAGGCACGACCTGCGGCTAAGCGTGTCAGTCTCGCCATCACAGCGACGTACACATCCGCCGCGGTTCCAAAGCTCATACGCCTGAGTGACTGAGTCACCAGGCGGCAGGACAGCGTCCAATGTGGGCGACTCAGTGATGAGACGATACTCGGGTCCTCCCTGGCCGAGAGGCTGCCATTGTTCGGCCGTGCCGCCATACCGCTCGGCGGCGGTGGTGAGGTAGGCAGGATTTGGTGACGTCAGGACAAAGGTCCGTGACCGGACAGGGCGCTGGGTTGTCTTTCCGTCTTTGGTGTATGGCTCGGAGTAGCCGATGCGGATCCGGCCAAGCTCGCGTAGTTGACGCTGCAGGGTGACGATGCGACTGCCCACGGTGTGGCCTTTCAGTGGTGGTTAGAACGGTATGTCATCGCTTGGTGGTGCTGCGGTGGGTGTCCGCATAGATGCGAGGGTAGCTGATTGGCGCCGGCCGACCTCGGCGATATTCAGGCTGTCGGGCAAGGACGGCTGTTTTGGTTGTCCTGACGTCTTTTTCGCTGGCGCACGCTTCGCGGTGGCCTTGGTGGTCTTGGTGGCCTTAGCTGGTTTCGACGACTTCGCGGACGCGTCTACATCCACCCCAGCCACGGACACCGCTTTCCGCGCGCGTCCAGCGGCCAGGACAGCACGACGGTGCTGCGGCGCCGCCAGCGGCGATACCTCAGCGGTCGACTCGGTCGCCATCCACTCCGCCAGCCCGCCGGCGAGCAGGAACGCATCGAATGCGTCCTCATGGTTACGCGTCGGGCGAAGCGTGTAGCCGTGAGGACGCAACTGCAGCACCGCAGCGGCATGGATGGTCGGCATGGGCAACTCGGTCCCATCGGGCAGCATGACTGCCTCCCCGCGTGCGTAGGCAGCCAGCTGCAGCCCATGCTCGGGATACACCTTCGGGGTGATTTCATCCTCTTCGCGGTCGCGCGTTTTGTAGTCGACCAGCAGGTGCAATTCGTCCACGCCGTGATCAGCGCACAGTCCTGCGGCTAGGTCGGTTGTTGGCCGGACTGTGACAATCGTGTCCAAGGTTCCCGCGTAATTGTGGGTGCGGTTGATGACGGTCGCTTCGGTCATCTCCCACGAGTCGGGGGTCAGTCCGTAGTCGGCTACCCACTGGAGAAACTGGGCCACATATGGTGCGGCGTCGACGGTGTGTGGCCGGATGAATCCGTCGTCGAGTACCCACTGGCGGATTACGTCGTGGACTTCGCTGCCCTCGTGTTTGCGCTGCTCTGAGCGGTCATTGTGGCGGTTTGTGAGCCACCACACTGCGCATGTGGGGCAGTCTTTGCAGGGGCACCGTGGGCAGCGTTCTTGCCAATGGTGGGAGCATCGGTTTCCAGTGTTCCCACACGGTGGTTTCATGGTGGTGTTGATCAGCCAGGGCAGGTTATCCAGCGCCGCCTGGGCGGCTAGTCGCGCAGCCCACACTTTGAGCGCCGGTTTGTCGATGATCCCCAGGCAGCTGGTCACTGATACGAACTGCTCGCCGGTGACGGGGTGCGGGTAGACGCGTTGTCCCGTGGTGGCGGTGGTGGTGGCGGCTGGTCCGGTGGTCATGGAAGGTCACCTATGTTTGCTGGGTCTAGCCACGTACGCACAATAGGGATGATGTGCGTTGCCGAACTCGCGTCGCCATTACCGGTGCGGCGATGCGTCATGCAGTGCCGAGCTAGGCAACTGCCGTCGGGGCGAGGCTCGTGGTCGCACCAGCTGTGGACAGGCGTATGGGTGCTGTCAGCCTTAGAGCCGTCCTCCAGCCGCTTACATAAGCGTGCAATTGTCATGTCACGGGACTGGATGGCGCCTCGCGCGGCGGCGTCGAGTTGCGCGAGGTGCGCCTCGAGCTCGGCGATTCGGGCGTTGGCCATGTCGAGCTGCTGGCGCAGTGTCCCCTGTCGTAGTGATCGATCCTGCTGGGGTGTGTGGCCCCGTCTGCCAATGATCACGCGTCCTCCGTCGGGTGATGTGCATGATCGGTGTGTGGAGTGGTGGCGTCGAGATGGTCTATCGCCCGTTTCGCGGCACCAGGCACTCGCCGTGGTAGGCGTGGACGAGGTTGAGGGCTTGGGTCGGGGCTGGTTGGCTTCGGATTGTCGGGCCATGTGGTCACTTGTTGTCTGCCCTCCAAAATGTGATCAGATGTGTTGGTCCTTAGTCGTTGTCCCTCAAGCAGCCACCCATGAGGCATCGAGAGAGCGTCAGCCAACGCCACTGCATCAGACAGGCGCAGCTCCTGACCTAGGCGCACCACACGGTAGATCCACCCGCGGCTCTTGCCCAGCATGAGTGCCAGTTGGCGCTGTGAGATGCCCAGGTGGGTCATCCTGGCCCGTATCGCCTCCTGCGTGTATGTAGCTGTCACGCCGACCATGACAGCATGTCACGGCCAGCGTGTCAACATTCGTTGGATTACGCCTCGAACGGCCCCGAAAATGTACGCATCGTAAGCCCCGCCGGAAACACCGTGTAAGCCACCTCTATCACCACTCCGCTACGGCTAACGGAGATTTGGGCGCTTTCTAACACCGGCTGATGTGCCGCGACTCCCAGTCGCCGACACTCAGCGCCATCTACGGCCAGTCTCGCGACGATCCGCTCGATGGTGCGCTCGATCGGGTGCCCTAGGTGCTGCAGCACTTTGATCGATCCCTCTGGGATGTCCGCAGGTGACACCAGCGGTGTGTCGGCAACCAGGTCATACGGGTGCAGCGAATCGACGCAGGAGTGGAGTTGAGTCCCGTTGAAACGATCGCGCCGTCGGGCGAGTACCTGGGTCCCCTCCGGCACTCGCAGCAGATCGGCAACATCTCCAGTCGCGTCGCACTGCTCGATCCAGATCATTTCAGACGGTGTGCCTCCCGCCGCCCTGATCATGCGGGACCACATGTCTTCCGTAGGCGCCGCGTGGGCATACTCGGCGTTGCCCATGAGGTAAACCATATGTGACGGTATGTCCGCCACGTAGTGCCCACTCCGACGCCCCACCTTGTGCGCCGGACGCGCGAGCAGTCCCTCATTGGTGAGTAGTTGGAGCGCCTGCCGCACGGTCGAACGTGCCACGCCGTGCCGTTTGCACAACGTGCTTTCGCTGGGCAGCCTTTCGCTCGGCGCTAGCGTGCCCTCCATGATCTGCATGCGCAGAGCGTCAGCTATTTGCTGGTAGAGGGGTCGGTTGTTGTGGTCAGGCATGTGATCTCTTGTCCTTTCGGTCGGGCGAGGGGTGGCCCGATAGCCCGTAACTGTAGGTGTATCAGGTAGACACTGCTATGCTGTCCGAACCTGTGTGTACAGGTCCAGACAAGCCAAGCATAGAAGGTCCAACATGAGCAGTCCACCACCCCTAGGTACCCAAAACACCCAAGATGCAACTTGCACAGTAAACGGCCACGCCGCCGGGCACCTGCTACCAGCGGCAGTAGTACCTGCCATACCTCCAACCAGCAGGGCACCGACCGCACCCTCCCCAACGCGCGACACCGAAACCGAACCAAAGCCAGACGACAGGACCGAAAACGGTCCACTCCGCAAAATCGTCTCCGTTGCCACCGTCACCGGCCTCAGCATCGTGTTTTTTGGACCCATCGGCCTAACCAGCCAGCAACTCGTCCGCTGGGGTGCTGACCCCAACGGACTCGGGCTGCCCGGCTACTGGCCGTTGCTGGTCCCCACCGCAGTCGACCTGTCCGCACTGGTCTGCATCGGCATGACCGTAGCCGCAGCATTCCGCCGCGACCCCCCCGGCATCTTCGGAGTCCTCGTTTGGACATTCGCGCTCGCCGGCGCCTACGTCCAATACGCCAACGGCCAACACGAACGCGCCGCCGGAGGTGCACAAGACGCGTGGTGGGCCATGCCAGCCATGTCCCTGCTCGGTCCCGCGCTATTGCACTTCGCGCTCCACCGCCTACGCCGCTGGTGGCGAGAGGACAACGAGGAGGTACTCACCGGTGCCGCTGGTTTTGGTGTCCGCTGGGCCGTAGCGCCTGTCTCAACCCTGCGGGCATGGGCAGCCTCGCGACGTATGGGCATCACTCGCGCGCAAGACGCGATCGCTTATGTAGCTGAGCGTGACTATCTGCGTACGATTATTCATGGGAGTGGAATCGGACGGCACAAGCCAACCCCGACAGGCCGAGCCGACGCGCTGCGCTACGCGTTTCGCGCACTCGATGTCGTCGACGTCAACGCCGCGATCAGATGGCTATTCGCCCGCGGGGTGACCGTGACCGAAACGGACATCATCCAGGCCACCGACTCAACCTCGGCCAAAACGATCCAGAACCGTCTGCCACCCGCAGGCCGAACCGAAACCGAAATGCGGACCGAACCAAAACCGGCCGCCGACCGACACGTAGCCGAACTGAAGAAGTGCCGGACGAAAAGCGCGCGGGCCCGCTACGCGATCCAAGTCGCCAAGGCGCGGGGGCGTCCGCTGACACCGAAGACCGTGACGGACTTCCTGTCCGAATACGGCTACCAAGTGTCTCCGTCTGAGCTGACGCGGATCTTGCGAGAAGGATCGAGCACCCAATGACCGAAAACGACACCACGCGTCTCTACCTCATACGTGTCATGCGAGAGCAACGGCAGAAATGGGGCCGCACGGAGACCGTCGAGCTGTTCTCCGGTGAAGAGATCGGACTGGCACTCAACTTCGCCACGGACGCGCGTAACGCCGCCGCCAAGCTCGATCTCCTGCTCTTTGACCAGGCACAACGCGCTGGCGTATCGGTGAGGCAATGCTGGCTCGCTGTGCGCACGCAGGACGGGGCGCTGCGGTTTCGGTGGTGCCCGTGAACCGGCAGACAAAACGTCGCCGACGCCGTGACCTGCTACTACACCAACGGCTGGCCGACGCCGCGACGCCGCGACGACGTCTACAAGCCGCATGTGACCACCTCGTGGCCGTATGCGCAGACCTAGGAGAGGAGCGCACGACGACCGCCGTCAGCGAGGTGCTCGGCCTCGCGGAAAGGATCCAGACATGACCACTGACACGGTGCCGCACCCCAGTACTAACAACCACATCCCGCAAATGCCGCCACCGCCGGATGCCTGGGACAGCCCGCCTACGCGCGTATCCGCGCGCGCGAGAGTAACTACCACCCACGCGTTGCGTCTAGCCCGGCTGGCCACGGCGGCGAGGACCGCCTGCCTGCAGTGGTGGGTGTGGGTGGCGAGGCCGCCGTCGCTGCGTGCGGTGTGGCGGATGTCGGCCGTGGACCGCACGCGTGTGCCTGCAGAGTCGCGGGCGCTGCTCATCGCGTGGCATTGGAGTAACGCGACCGATCGTTTGATCTTGTTTGGTTTGCTGCTCATCGCGCCCACGGTGGTTGCCGGCCCGCTGCGGTGGATCACGGCTCGGCCCACGCGTCGGTGGGCCGTTTACGGACTCTTCGGAGTCGTTTCGGTCGCGTTTCGGATTGCTTCGGAAAGGAGCTGATCATGCTTAGTACGGGTTTGGCGATGTTTTCGCTGGGCTGGGCAGTCGAAATAATGATCAAGCGACGGATTATGCGCACGTCAAATTCCGGCGCGGCCGGCGCACGCGGATCAACGAAACTGATCAAGCCATACTCGTGGGTCGCATGGACCTGCGCCTTCAGCGGAGCGCTGTTGATGGCAACCGTCGTCGGCAACCCCTTCGGGATTCACCCCATCTGGGCAACTGCCATTTCAATCGCGGGCGCCATGTTTGTCTGGATTGACATCAAGGACGGGCGTCCCGACCTGCCTGCCTTTTTCATCATTTCGGGACTGCCGTTCATCCTGCGCATCCCCGGCGGACAGGCACACACCGTCATCAACGCCATCGCGCACGCCGTCGGGCAGGTCGTCACCGGCTTTGGCCACATAGTCGGAGCGTGACAACGTGGACCCTCTAGGCGGCATCCTCACCATCTACCTCATGGTCAAGTTGCTCCAACGGCTCGCGGAGCGCGCTGACGATGTGACCGCTGACCTGGAACAAGACAAAATTGAGCCAATCCAAACAAACCGGCCTCTGCGCGACCGTGCCACAAACGCGTGGCGTGCCGCATGGGCTGACCTGCGACGAACTGCGGCACGCCGCGCCAAAGCAGGCGCGCAGGTCATCTCATCGTCGCCGGGGCGGTGGGCGCGATGGCGTCAACAGGCAACAGAACGCGCTGAGCGTGTCGCCGCAGACCGGCTACGTCCCTGGGTGCGGTTCGATCCAGATCGTGATACGGACCGAATCCGGGAAGAAGCCCAACAGGCTGCGGCGGAGTACACAGCGCCGCGAAGATCCGCAGGGACCGAACACAAAGACACCGAGATCCCGACCTCTCCGCCGCACGCCACATCAGGGCAGAAGGGCACACCAGGCGGTGACGCCGCTCCTGGGCCGCGGGAACCCATCCGAGTGCCACCGACCACAGTCACCAAACCGCAATTACCGACAACGCCAGTCTCAATCGAAGGGAGCGCCGCCGTGAGCGGAACCGTAGCGACCACCACAGACGTCACGGGGGTGGTGTCCGGCCAACAGGCCGCGATGCGTATCGCTCGCAGTGTCCAGAATGCGACCGAAGCGTACCGACTTGCCCTTCGGCGGGCCATTGTTGCCACGTCTGCGTTGGGGGACCAGGCCACATCGTCGCGTGTGGGCTTTTCTCCGAATTCCACGGTCATCGTGAGTCTCCGTGAGGCCGCAGAGGTACTGGCCGCCGAGATCCCTAACGCCCACCGGGCTTGCGCCACGGTGGCACCAATGTTCGGCCGCGTGGCGCAAGAATTCGCCCGCCGAAACAGTTGAGGAGACGCCATGAGTGCCGACGTTGAGCGGCCCAGCCGGACGCGCATCATCACCCAAGATGCGTGCAGCATGTATATGCAGAGTCTTGCGCCGTGGGGCGCGCTGGCAGCCATGACTGTAGGTGGCGTGTGCGTGCAGGCTGCCAACGTCGGTGTTGGGGATGTGGTGGGTGTTGTTCCGATCGCTGCAGGCGGTGCGTATTTCCTCGTGACGGCGATCGCGCGTAGGCGCGCGATCGCCGCTGGTCGGATCGACCGGCGGCAGCGTGATGGCAAACGGGTGAAGCGTATCGCGCGTAATGCGCGGCGTGCTGCTGGTGCTGCGGCGGCTGGTGCCACGTGGCTTGTGCTGACTGCGGCCACCGATCCGACATCGGTCGCTGGGCATGTGGTCTGGCTCGTTGGGATTGCTGGGTGGGCGGTCATGTCCTATCCGTGGTGGCGCCATGTTGATCAAAAACTGGAACGTTCGGCGGTGACTACAGTGGCGGTGCCGCCACCGTGCCCGACCCAGCCACCTGAGGATCCGCTGGCGATCCGTGTTGCCGAAGTGTGGGCGCAACGGATTGGCAACGCGACGGGTCCGCTGGCCGGGACGCGGTTGGTCGACTTCCGGCGGCTTCCGGCGTGTGCCGCCGGTGATCAGTCTCGGCAGCGGCGTACGAATTGGACGGCGCGGGTGGTTGCGATTGAATCCGGTTCGATCAATATGCGTGAGCTGCGGCCGTTGCTGCTGGGTCGGATCGCCGCAGCGTACGAGTGCGGCTACGGCGATGTTGCGTTTTTCACCGATCCGTACAATTTGTCTCGCGCTGACGTGCGTGTCCAGCCAGACAACCTACTGGCCGAGGTGCGCATGTGGCCCGGGTACGACGCTACCGACTGGTCATCCGGAGCGTCCCATGTGGGCTGGTACGACGACGGTCAGCCAATGATCTATCAATGGTGGAAGCGGGGGTATGGCGCACTGCACGCACTGCTGTCTGGCTGCACCGGATCGGGCAAGTCAGAGCTGGTCGCGCAGCTGCTTTTGATCTCGCTGCATTCTGGTGGTCTCGTCTTGGACTGGGTTGGTGACCCGCAAGGTGGGCAGTCATACGGGCAACTTAAGGATCTTGTGGATTGGTTCGCCGGCACTCCGACAGAGATCAAACTTATGTTGTTGTCCGCAAAGATCGAAATGATCCGCCGAAACCAAATCCTCGCCACTGCGTACACCAAAACATGGACGCCGTCACAAGAGATGCCGCTGCTGGTTGTCACGCTCGACGAGGTGCAATCGTACATTGACGACCCAGACACCCTGCAACTTGTCACCGACCTTGCCGGGCAAGCGAGAAAATGCGGAATTTCGCTGCGACTCCTCACCCAGGTGCCAAGCGCCGGCAACCTAGGCGGATCCATCTACATCAAGGACCAAGTCCGCACCCAGGCATTCATTGGCCGCGCGGCAACAGGCATCGCTGGGCATCTTGCCGTTGATTCAGACTCCCCATTTGATCCGTGTGCGCTGCCTGCCACCTGGGGCCCCGAGACAAGCAGCCCCGACGGGACAACGGCGGGACTGATGGGTGTGCAGGGGATGCGAGGCCGCGATCTGTACGGGCGCGTCTACTACACGGGGGATGACATGTCGGCGTGGCTGACTGGTGAGCTGACTCCCGGCACGTTCGGCCTGGACGCGCAGGCCGCACCAGGACAAGCGCAGCTGTGGGGCGAGCGGCATCGGCGTGCTGCTGCGCAATGCGGGATGACGCTGGAGGACTTCCTGCCTGCTGGCAAGGCCGTTGAGCTGGTGGAGCTTGCGGCGGGTAATACTGACCCGCCGCTTGCGCTGGACAGCGCGGCGCCGCAGGAGATGACCGCGCGCGACGTCGTGCTCGCTGCAGCACGCGAGGCAGCGGTGGACGGTGTCGTCACGCGGCAGGCCATCGTGTCCGCAACATCAGGCATGCCGTCATCGACACGAGACCGGGCAATCACGGATCTGCTGATGGGGGGCCATTTGGCCCGTGTGGAGGGCCAGCGGGGATCGTACCGACTTCTGTGAGAGGTGCGGCTGGGGGCAAACCCCTCTTGCCCCACTTGCATGTCCGCATGTAAGGTGATAGGTATGTCAAAAAAACCCAGCACCATTGCGGACCTTAACCGTCCGCCCCTCACACGCCCCATCCCGCGTAGACTGCGCGGGCAGCAAAGACGCGACGAAGTGGCTCGGCGAGTGGCAGCACTCGCCGATAACCACCAGCTCCTACTGATTGATCTGGCATTGACGTTGGGTGTCGCTGCCGCGTCCCTGCCGCGGATTTTGGCGGTGGGGGACGGACCCCCGGAGGTTGGTGGGCGCGTTCAGGATCGGGGGCACTCGCGTCCCTGGTACCTGGGCGTTGAGATCAAGGCGTGGTTCGCGAATCGGCCGGGGCAGGGTCGCCGCACTGGCACCTTGCATGTCGACATGTAAAGTAGTGGGTATGACGAACAAGACCACAGCACAGCAGTTGGCCGCGAAGGTCATCGCCCGCGCCCGCGAGGCATACGGCAAAGGCGCGGCGGCATTCGACTACGAGGTCGGGGGGACTCGCCCCAACACGGCCACCGACATACTGTCCGGGGAACTGTGGACCCTCGCGAACGAGGGCTACGACGACGGGTACCTTCCAATGCTTGCCCGCGCGCTGGCACTCCAGGCCATGATCGCCGACGAGTTGGGCGCGTACCGGCAGCGGTGCCGAACCCGCAAATACACCGGCTGGTCGGGTTGGTCGACCGGGCCGATCCGCTATGCCGACTGACGCCACGCACTGGATAGCCCGGCCGGTCCGGCGGACACCGAGGCGAGTCCTCGGCGGGCACGAGAAACACCACATCCTGAGGAGGACAAGATGAGCGACTACGGAATCCTGACCGACCTGCAGACCGGAGCGTCTCTCAGGCCAGCCACGCGTGAGGAGTGGCTGACTGGTGTGCGCCTGGTAGCTGCCGGCCGGCCCGAGGGAGCGTTCGATGATGAGGACGGCCGCGCGGTCTTCGTGGCGGGCGGCTGGGAGACCGAGGACGACGAGCCCAGCTGCCTCTGCGGCGCTGTCCGCGGGCACGCCGACCGCCTGGAGCTGGACGAGGACGCCGCCGCAGAGCTGACCGCCGACCAGGTTGCCGAGCTACGGCGCATCGCCGCATGGTTGGGGCGTGAGCACAAGCGCGACCCGTGGACAAAGCCGGAAGCGGCGTACGCGGCGGCTGTGGCGTACATGGGTGGACATACAGATATCGGAGCAGACCGAGGCATCCTGGTGGATCGATCACTTCGTCCCCGTCGTAGACACGACAGGACGCCGCGGCAGCGTTGACGACCGGCCCGGCAGCACGATCGTGCGGACCTTGACCGGTGACGACCGTTCCGCGATCAGAGCTTTGCGCGGCTGACCTCCCGGGTAGCGCATCCGGCCCAGCACCCCGAGTGGTGCTGGGCCGGATGCGCTACCCGGGAGTATCGTAGTGGCATGGTAGACGTGTCCTTGATCCAGCAGACCCGCGCGCTCGCCGGGGAGCTGTCCCGCCTCGCCGCAGCCGTGGCTGCAGAAGCCGATGCGGCGGTGTACCAGGCGACGCGGGATCATTCTGCGGCTGAGGTGGCCGAGGCGTTGGGGGTGTCCGTGCCGACTGTGCGTAAGGCGGTACGCCAGCACGGTGAGCGGCAGTTGCCGTTCGAACTGGCGGCCGAGAAGATGCGAGCCAAGCGGCGACGGTCGGCGCCAAAGCCTGCCTGATTTGGGCGTTTAGCCAGTATGGAGCGCGCCCGTTTTGGGCGATACCTGTGTGGTCTGTGCCACGGGTGTCCGATTTGGATCCATTTAGTGGTCGTACTTTCGGGCAGTGTCCGATATCCGGGGGTATCTGCATGACCGTCTTGTCCGAATCCACTTCGGACAGTCCATAGTAGATAGCGCCATCTGGGGATACATCTGTACCGTATGTCCGATTGTCTCGGCGGACCCCGAGATCTCGACGCCAAATGCCTCCAATCAGCCTCGCGTTTTCGCAGGTCACAACCTGGTTGCCCTACCGATACCCCGGGGTATCCTCATGTGCATGAGGAACGCGCCGAGTCTCCGGCCGACCTCGCCCGTTACGGACACGACAAGCCACAGGCCGGGACGGTAGAGCACCCCGCAAACGCGGCGAGTGCTCCCAGACACACGAGAAGGAGCCAGTCATGCGCAAACCAACCAAACCCCAGATCGTCAAAAGCCTCGTCCTGCTCCAGTACGCCGGATCCATGGCCATCTCGTTCATGCACATCGTTGCCGTCGGCCACCGCTACGGCCTGACCTGGGAGGCATGGACCGCCCCGTTCCTAATTGATGGCTTCATGATCCTTGGGGCGATCGGCCGAGGCTCCCAGTTCGCCGCGACCACCCGCAAAACCGGCCTGAAGCTGATGGTCGGTGCCGGCCTGGTTAGCCTCGCATGCAACGTCACCGCTGGCACCAACCTCGGGCAGCGCATTTTCGGCGTCCTGGTGGTAGCCGGAGCGCTAACCGCCGAGTGGTACGCCGCGAAGTTGGAAGCCGCGCCAGCACCCACCGAGACCCCCACGCGCAAGCTGGACCCGCAGGTAGCCGCCGAGCGCGCCCGCAAAGCCGCCGCCACCCGCGAGCGCAACCGGCTAGCCAAGTTGACGCCGGCCGAGAAAGCGGCCGAGACGCGCAAGCGCCGCGCCGCCGCCCCGGTCAGCCCGGGCCGCCCCCCGGTTGACGCGCCAACCGCCGCACAGCTTGACGAGCTGGTCACCACCGCCTAGCAGTAACAAAGAGAACCCCCCGGTTTCGGCCGGGGGGTTTTTCTTTGCCCACAATCCATGTGAAGGCCGCCGGTGTGCCAACTTGGAAGAAAGAGATCGATCATCGCTGCGGCCTGTGCCTGCACTGCCCAACTCGGGGGTCGAGCCGCTTTCGTTTGGATGCGGTGCGCTCCGAGGCCCTCAGGGGCCGCCCTCTCGCTCGGGTCGGGAGCGCCCGGCGATCGCGACGACCGCCGCTACCGCATCATCTAGGTCACCGTCGCCGCATACACGCAGATCCGGATGCTCGGGCGGCTCGTAAACCTGGCCAACTCCGGTCAGATCAGCCAACTCGCCAGAGGCAGCCTGGGCGTACATGCCCTTGATATCGCGGCCTTGGCACACGTCAAGCGTTGTGTCGACGAAGACTTCGACGAACTCTCCGGGCCCGAACAGGTCCCGGGCCGCCTGGCGGTCAACGCGGAGCCTGCGGCGCTTCGTAATCGTTCGGCTCCAACCCCTGCGCCGTCGGCGGGTAGATCGGTGGGCGACTGTTTCCGAACATCAGCAGCTTAGCGACCCTTCGAGCGGCGGATGGCCACATGCCAGATCCCTTGCGGGTTTCCAACCAGTGCACGGCGGCGGTCCACACCCCGATGCCGATACCGGCAACGATCACCTTTACCAACCAATCTTGCGTGGACGTCGGGATGTCCAGCCCATGCGAGACGGCGTACCCGACCAGTAGCGCGACAACCGCCTGTACACCGGTACGTACTGCCGCTAGGAGCGGGGCGGGCATCATAGTGTTGTCTCCGGGTCGATCGCGTCGGCCGCGGCGCGTTGGGCCGCAGCGAGACGCTCCTCCAAGTCAGTTACCTGTGCTTGCAGGTCGGTGACGAGTTGGCGCGTTTCGGCGGCTGCGTCCTGGATGGCCGCGACGATCGGGGCAGCCTCCACGCCACCGCTGGCAGACAGAGCCTGGATCGCCGCGAGCATTACTGCGTCGCGCGTCTCATCCGCGGCAAGCGCGGCGAGGGCCGTGTCCAGCTGCCTGCGGCAGATATAGGCGTCCTTCCACAGATCGCCAAGCCGTCGGGTTCTGCCTGGCCATAGGGCAGATCCGATATCTGCCGTTATGAGAGCATTGGTGATCTCGGCAGTTGTTGGCATAGTCGTGTCTCCCTCAAAGAGTGCGCGCAGTTCGGAAATCGAGCCGCGGTAGGCGTTGTAGTCGACCGCAGCGCCGTTGAAGTGTTGCGCGTTCGTGTATTGCAGGATCGATGGCGTCACACCGCCGTACGGGTCCCAGCCGGGGCCGTCTCCTGGCCCCCAGCCATACCAGGATGCGACCAGGGCGAGGCCGGCGTCGGCGAGTGGTCGAAGGTCTGGTTGGCCTGAGTTGAGCCAAACCCAATGCGGTGCGTACTCCAGCGTCACCCGGCCGCCGAGCGCTCGGTAGGCGGCGACGAACCCGAGCGTGTGCGCCACGTTGATGACGGTCTGCTCGTCGTCGATCATCAACGGGGTGTGCGGGCCGACGACCGAGTAGCAGTGACGCGCCTGGGCGTAGGAGTCGGTCGTGTCGAGCCAGTGGTATGCGGCGAACGGCACACCAAGGCGGGCGGCCTCACCCCTGTACCAGGTATAGGCCGGATCCGTGTAGCCGGTGCCCTGGGTTGCCTTCGCGACGATCGCCGCAGCGCCGTCCATCCGCATACGTCCCTGCCAATGTGACACGTCAGGATAGGTCACGGGCATGCGTGTCCCTCCAATTCGGCAGATTCATAAATCACAAACCCAATAGACCACCATGCATGACTGATAGCCAGGGCTCACGTCAGTGTTTAGCGCCCCCCCGCTCGACTGGTAGCCCTGAATCGTAAGCCAGTCGGTGGCTCCATTGACAGCGACAACGAACGTCTTGCAGGGAACTCCCGACGGGGCCCCATTTATGGGATTGGACAGAACACTCGAATAGGTACGCGTACCATTTAGGGCAGATGCCGCTCCGCGGATACCTGCTACATTGTTGACGAAAGACACCCCGCCAGCGATGACTAAGTACCCCGCAGTTGGCGACGTGTAACGTTCGGTATTCGTGACGAGTGAATGACCGCCGTCTCGGTCAATCACCTCTGCGTCAAAAAGGATATTGGTCCAAGTCGCGTGTGATGTGGACTGACCTGATCCTTGATAGAGGACCGCCAGTGGACGGGCTAGCCAGAAATTGCCCGCATCGCGGATGTTGGTGTTCATCTCATCTGCGGTGACAACTTCGCCAGCTACCCATGTCCGGTAGGTTGGGATGGCAGCCATTAGGTCCTCTTTGCAATTCGTGGCATTGGCCTGTTTCGACTCTGCCAGTCCAGCGGTAGCCAGCCCGGCGACCCGCGTAGGCGTGCCTCTCGCGTCTTCACTCGGCCGTAGCCGTGTGCGCGCAAGGTGAGCAAGGGCCACGGGTCTACTGCCGGTACCCAGATCGGCATGCCTTCTGGTCCGTCAATGTCTGACCACAAATTTGGGTCTGCCATGTCCTCAAACGGCTGCACATGCAGCACGTCAGCAGGTACTGGAGGCTCCCATGGCGCGTGACGGTATAGCACCTCATCGCCAACAGACGGGATCGGCGTCCGGTCAGCGACGGGACGCTGGCGGGCCCATCGGTATTCGCCAGCGCTGTAGGGGACGTGGCAGGTGGCAAGTTCATCAATCTGATGCATCTGATCTCACCATCCGAGCACGGTTGTCGTCCCGAGGACCCCGTACGTCGCGTCTCCGAGTATCCACGGCTGGAATGTTGCCCCGGCAGATGCCGAGCCGATGGGCGAAACGTAGAGGGTTGTGGTCCACTCCCCGGCCTTTATGTTGATGTTGTCGTGGGTGACCTGTTCGACAAAAAACTCGCCCGAGACGGTCAGTCCGGCGCCTTGGTTGGCGGCTGTCGCGCGCCGTACGACAGTAATGCGCATGCCGATCAACAGTGACAATGCCACACGCCATAGGCTGAGGTTGCCGGCCGGGTTGAGCGTGATCGCTGCTATACGCAGCAACGCCTGCTTGTGTGTGTTGAAGATCCAGTTTGCCTCATCCTGTGCTTGGCTATTACTGGAAAGGTCAACACTGGCCTGGTAGGACCGCGGAAAGTAGCGGCGAGCGGCTGCGGCAATGTCGTCTTGTGTGCCGCCGACCGCGATGCCGAAGTTGTTGCGGGTGATGCGCACGTCAGAGTAGACAAACTGCGGGTCAAGGTCCATCGCGATGTCACCAACGTACGGGATTTCGCCATTGGCAACGTCTTCACCGAGCGTATAGGAGGACGTCAATCGAAGAAACCGGGCGTTGCGGTCTTCAAAAACAAACACGCCGTCCGGTGCCATCCATATGGTGCCCTGCTCGACAACCGCAGTGTCTTGGCAGTCGGTGAGCAGATTGATCGTACCTGTCCATGTCGGTTCCTGAAGCGTTGACTGGCCCGTAGAAATCCGAGTCAACCCGGTGTAACCACCGCGAGTCAGGTGCCGTGTGACGCGCGTTCCCGTCGTTTCGCCGCTATAGCCCGTGTTCCCGGCGTTCCACAGATCGGCAACCTCGGCTGACGAGAGTTGTCGATTCCACAACCCCACATGCGCGATGATGCCGTCGCATCCGCTGAATGCGTAGCCGCCGATGATGTCACCGCCGACGATGAAGGTTGTGGGCACTGTGGATGGCAGGCCGCCGAGCGACGCTGTGGTGGCCGTTCCGTTGTAGGTTGTGCCGTCTACGCATATGCGCGCTTCGGTGTCGCCACCGTCCACTTGGTACAGGCTGCTGACCAGCAGGTGGGGGCTTCCATCGAAGATGTTCGTTCCATAGACGGATGTAGTGACAGTCAGTGTGTAACCAGCATAGTTGTACTCGACGAACGGGCTGCCGCTCGCGTCGACGTAAATGTCGAGCGTCAAAATATCAGTGCCAATGTAGCGGTAAAGTCGCGCGACGCATTGCGTGTTGCCTGTCGACGTTAGCGTCACCCATGCTGAGATGGACAGTCCCCAGTCGTCGACAATGGCCGGGGGAAAAGCAAACCCGGGCACGTCGGTGCCCACGCCGCAGCCGATGACCGTGATTGCGTCATAAATGCCGCCCGCGCCTGGAGTGAAGGTAATTCCTGTGCCGCCCGGGTCACCTGTGATCGTCATTGTCGCGCCGGGAGCTGGTAGTGTGCCCGTGCCGTATTTGCTGGAGACGTTCACCAGCGTCGTGTTGGTGACTTGCGCGACGGCGGGTAGGTAGACGGTCGAGTCGGTGCCATCCGCCAGTGGCCAGTAGTAGTCGGGATCGGTGTAAAGGATCGCCTCTCGGCATTCGGTTTGCAGTGTGATGGCGTTGATGGCGGCGAATCCGTCTACGCACGGGACCTGTGTGTACCCCTCGAATCCTGCTCCGGCGTACTGGCGGGGCCATCGTTCGGCGTAGTTGCGCATGACGGGGTACACAACGGCACCGGTCGTTGCGAATGCACTCGCTGACGCCGCCTGCTCTAATTGGACATTGTCCATGCCAGTCATGGACGGTACGACGGTTCGGTATTCCGGCACGAGGACCGCGAAAGTGTGTGATGGTTGTGTTGCGGTGAAAGTGATCGACAGTCTTGTCCAGGCTAGTGGCAGGTTAGCCACTGTCGAGTCGATTTGTGTTGCCGTGTAGACAAGGTAGCTCTTGAACGGTGTGGCGAATGGAAGGGTGTTTGTGTTGCCCACGTTGAGGAAGCTCATTGTGCCGATGGCGCCTGGTGTTACCAGGTCTGTCGACGTGTCTGTGTAGGTCACTTGCCATGTGAGGGACGGCTCTGGTGTTCCAGCTAGCCACATTCGGGCGGTTAGGGTTGTTCCCGTTCGGCCTTGGTCGTCCGCTCCGGACGTCTCGAATCGCAGGCTGTATTCAGTGTTTGCGGTGTGGGTGAATGCGGTGGTGGTCGTGGCGAGTGTGGTTACCGATCCGGCCACGCGGCTCTGAATGGTCAGATCCACCGTCTGGTCAGTATTGAAGTATATGAGTGCCCGATAGTAGTTGTTGGTATCTATATAGCGCGACAGCAGTCCAACTCGGATCTCCGAGCCTGACGCCACCTCCGGCGTGGACACAGTGACCACCTGAGACGCGTTCATCAACTGTGCCCCGATGTAGGTGTACCGGGCCGCATTAATGGTGGTGTGGGTAACAACCCCCGTACCACCCGTCGACGCCGAGACAGTCGAGTACTCGCTGGCTCCAACACCGCCCGCTACCGACCACGCGCCACCCGCACCAGCGGTACCCCATCCGTTGCTGGTGTCACGCTGGAACGTGTCGCCCAACGTCATATCTGTAATTGCCGCCTGCAGGGGATTGTTCAACCCCTGGACCACGTAAGCGCTCGCGGTGTACTCCTGGCCGGGCACACATGGCACAACAACACCAGCGCCCTGTGAGTCTGGCACCGATGTGGCGGTGCCCCAACGCAACAGTTGGTTCGGGTCGCCACCTGCAGTGTGGTAGTGCCCTGCGGGGAAAAACGCTGATGCGGCAACATAGGCGCCTGCGGCGCTCGTGGACAGTGGTGGGCTAAACGCGCCTGGCCTGAACACCTCGCCTAGAAGTCGCTCGTAGCCCGCTACCTCAGCCATGGCCTACGTCTGCGCGTAGGTGATGTCAGCAACCACGACCCCACCAGCTGTGCCAGACAGGCTGTACACCATCCACGGCACCGAACTGTTGTACATGATCGGAAGGCCGATCTCGCTCCACCCCTGACGCTGAGTCACATTCGCCGTCGGCACCGGCACGACCGCAATGGGCCGGTAACACACGAGACTGATCGCCCCCGACACGAGCGATGTGCCGAGTGTGATCGAATCCACCGACTGGACACCGACGTCACCCGCGGCGAGCGTGAAAGGCAAGAAAGTCCCCGCAACGGCCGCCGTGGGGATGCTGGCCAGTGTTGCTGTCTGCGCCGCGGTGCCGAGCGTGTCGGTGTAGCTCACAGTGCAGGTGGTCACTGGCGCCGCAGTGCCGAGAACGGTGGTGATCTCCATGGCCAGCAGGACCCCGTCGCCTGTCGCGGCACCGTTCATGTCTCGCGATGGGAGTCCGGGAAAAGTGATCGCCTGCGCGGTGGTGGTGGTGACCACCACGCCGGAGTTGTGCCAAAGTCTATCCATCAGGTACACACCACCGACGTTGGCCGCCTGGGTGGCATTCATGCCAGCTAGGTAGATCGTGGTGGTGCCTGATGTTGCGGGAAACGGGATCTGGCCCGCGTAGGAGGTCAACGCGGCACCGTTGATGCCTGGTGTCGGTGCCGCTGCGGCACCGGGCAGCCCAGCAATGTAGAGGCTGGAGTGCAATTGGCCTGCCGCCTGCCCCGTGAATGATGTTTTCAGCAACGGCTGCGGCGGAAGCAGGGACGTGACGAGATCATTGTAGCCCGTTACGGCCATGTGTGGCGCCTCCTCCGTTAGGTGCGAGCGTCGGCAACGATGGGGGTGTTGTCGGGGTACCCGACGGTAGCTGTCCAGTCTGGTGAGGGCACGGCCGCCGTTGTGTAGCGTTCGAATGTGGGGTCATAGTTCAGCCGCCACCCGTCGGCGTTGAGTAGGTTCCCGGACACCGTGTTGATCAAATTGGTGGGGTCCCACACGCCCTGCCAAAGGATCTCACGGTAGGGTCGCACGTCAGGCGCATACGGACTGGACCCGTTGGCAGAGTTGAAGTACTCGTCAACATCCCGGATCGTCACCGTTGGCTGGGCTGCTTGCGTCTGCGCCAGCTCGTACTGCCGTCCGCGGGCGATCGCGGATGCAGCCATCACGTGCTCGGTGATGACGGTCCATATCGGTGCGGCGAATGTGTCGTTCGGGTCGGCGTTAAATGCCACCTGAATGATCCAGTCCGGGCGGTTGGCTGGCATCAGGACAGCCCGGTTGTCCCGGTACGGGTCTTGTACCTTTGCGCGACCGGCACTAGTTGTGCATGGATAATGGCCATTTGGGCGCCTCCGAGGTTGACCTGGATTGGCACGTACTCGACTCCTCCGCCCGCGCCGCCCATCGCATATGCGCCACCGCGCCCGCCGACACCTACGGTGCCAGCACCGGTAACCCCGGACAGCATCCGTGATGCTGCTACGACGGCGTGCTGGGAGTTCCGGTCAATGCCCTGCACTAGACCAGCTACGATGTCTGCACCGTGCGCGGCGAACACGCGCGACGGTGACGAGATGCCGACCGCGCTCTTGAATCCATGGACTATGTCGCTACCCAAGGATTTGATGAACCCTACAGCGTGGTCTTTTACGTTCTTGAATCCCTGGATCAGTCCGTGGATGACGTTTTCGCCAGCGTGCACAAGCCATGTCTTCGCGTCGCCTGCTAGGCCTTTGACTTTGCTGACGAGTTTGCCCAGTTCGACGCCGGCACGGTGTGGTAGCGAAGTGATGAATCCGATCACTGCCGCCACGCCGTCGGAGAAGTTCTTTTTTGCCGTGTGCCACATGTCGGCGACAACGTTGGTCGCGTTGGTTCTGGCTGTTGCGAACGAGTTGGCCACCCAGTGCCAGAGTCCTTTGAGGATCGCTACGACTCCGTTCCACATTGAGGTGAGGATGTTCCACACCTGTCCGGGGAGCACGAGCAATTCTCCGATCCACCACCCGATGCCCCTGAAAATCAGGTGTGTTACGCCTGTGATGGCGTTGAGGAAGGTAGTCCACAGCAGGTGCGGCAGTGCTTTGATGCCGTCAAGGATGCGGCCAGGTAACGCTTTGACCCACCCGACGATGGTGTCGAATCCGCTACCGATTGTGTGCCATAGGTCAACGAAAAAACCGCCGACGGCTTTCCATGTGTCGGCCGAGTCCAGGAGCCGTAACAGCCAGCCGACCAGTTCGGCGATTGGAGTGATGACCAGGACTATGACGTCGGCCAGCACTGTCAGAATCGGTGTCATCGACTCGATGATCGGTGTCAAAATCTTGATCACTGGAGTGAGGATGTCAGCCAACAACTTGATCAACGGGACAAGCACAGGCATCAGCGCGGCAAAGATCTGCCCGACTAGGCCAACGATCGGAATTAGTGGAGGCAAATATGCCGTCGCGAGTTGCACAACGACAGGTAGCAGCTGCTCAAAGACAGGCATTAGCGCTGTCAGTGCCTGCACCAGGACATCGCTGATGACCTGCGCGACGGCGGCTAGTATTGGCGCCAGCACCTGAATCACTGTCACAAGTTGCCCCGCAATGATGTCAATCACTGGGGCGAGTGCTGCGACGAGTGGGGTGATCGCGTCAACGATCGCATTGAAAACCGGTATCAACGGCGGAAGTAGAGACGTGACCAGATTCAGGACAGATCCGATCAGCGGTGCCAACGCCGTGACAAGCTTGCCGACGACCGGCAGTAACAAACTGATCGCGGTGCCGAACACGCTTGCAAGCTGGCCCAGTACTTGGAAAATGGCTGTGAATGCTTGCATTCCTTCGGCCGACTTCGCAAAACCCGCCAGCGAATGGACTAACTCGCCGATCGGCCCGAGCGCGCTGCCGCTGGCTGCACCCATGGCCTGGACCAAGGACACGACAATCGATCCAAGGTCTTTGAACAGCGCGCCGAGCTTGGACAGTGCTTCGAGTCCCGTCGATATCCACTGTTCGAGTTGGCCAGACCCAGCAACGCGCGCCATAAACGCGGAGAACCTGTTAGCCAGTCCAGTAAATCCCGCGCCGAGTCCTGGCAGGAATTTCGAGCCGACCTCGACGAGGTCGTTGAACCCTGACATGAGCGCCACCAACGCACCGGACGCGTTCGCGATCCCCTTGCCCATATTGGACAGTGACGTAGTGATGCTGTTGAGCGTGTCAGGTACCCGTAGCCAGCCCGTAAGTCCGCGCAGGGTCGCATTGAGTCCATCGGCGACACCGCCGAGTTGGGTGCGCAGCATCGGCAGGTAGGAGCTGCCCAGTGCTTTGATGTCGCCTGCAAATCCGGCGAAAAATCGTTGTTGTACCTCCATGCGCACACCAGTTAACGCCGGTTTCAGGCCGACCATCGCCTTGACGGCTTCTTGCGCCGACGGGGCCAGCTTTTTGAGCGCTTCAGCGAATTTCGCTGGATCGCCCGCATTTTTTAACGCTTCGCCAACACCGGTAAACGCTACCTTGAGTGTCCCAAGCGCAACGACAGCCGAGGATATGGCCGCAGGGATGAGCGACCCGAGCGCTACGGCAGCAGAACTTACTAGTGGCACCAGCGGAGCCAACGCACCGATCGCGCCAGCGATCAGGCTAGGCATCGAGACGAGCATCGTGATGCCGCCGCCCGCGACTTTGCCGACCCCGGACAGGCCGCCGCCGATGCTGGACGCGATAGAGCCGGCGTGTGCGCCGATGCTGCGTAGAATGCCCCTGACTAGGCTTTCGCCAGCATGCTCTCCGGCAGCGACGAACCGGCCGCGCTCATCACGGAGGCGCCCCTCCACCGAATGGCCGACGCGGGACGTTTCACGGTCGGTTACGTCGACAAGTCCACGCACCAGCGACTGGCCTGCACGTTGACCTTCGGTGTGCATCGTTGGCGCGACTGATGCCGTTGCGTTAGGTAGTGTCCGCGCCCACGCCTCAATTGCTAGATTGGCTTCCGTCAGACCTTTGATCAAGTCGCCGATGGATGCCTGTAGTGGGAGTATGACGGGAGGCAAGAAGTCACTCACGTGCGCTCCTCACTGGCTACTTGGGGCGGGTGGCGCGACGCATGGCTTCCCGAAATCGGATCTCAGTCCCCGGTTTCACGATCTGCCACGCAGGGGCTAGGTATGGCCGTGGTGGCAGGTAGGACGCGTGATTACGGCCAGCCAAACCTCCGCGTTCCTGGATGCGCGCGTAGACCTTGTCCGCTCCAACGTGGCCACGCCACGCCACGCCACGCCGGCCGAACGTCAGGCGCGGCTCGCCGACTCCCACTGACCTGCTCAGCGCGCCGCTGATCCGCCACGGAGGAGACGGCGGGACCGACCCCGTTGGCGTGCCGGGCGGGTGGTAGCCGAGCGACAGCATGACGCGCGTCTGCCGTGCGATCGCATGCAGTTCGTCCGACAGCTGCCGCCGCGCTGCAGTGACTACCCGCACCTGCATGAGTGCTAGTGCCGCCGTTACCTTCCCAACGCCCTCCGCGTGGATGCCGGCCATGTTCTATCCCATCGATCCTGTGCGCAGATTCCGTCCTGGTGATGCTGGCGACGATTGGGACTCGTTGTTGAGTGCTGTTACCACCTCTTCGATCGACAGAAGTCCCTGCATGATGAGACGCGACTCGCTGTCAACCACGGACGGCGGGAATCCGAAGAACTTGGCGGCGGGATAGTACTTGCCAAGCACTGTGTCCAGTAGGCGCTCGTAGCTTGATTCCGCGTCGCGGACACGACTGCGTCCCCCCAGCTGTGCTCTCAGTCGCTGGAGGGCACGGTAGGGGATCCGGGTTTTCCGGCCTGATCAGGTGATGGTGGCTGCGGGAATAGCAACTGTGCGGCTGGGCTGACGGCCGTGATGATGGTGTTGTAGTCGCGAAATCGGAGTTTCCCTAGGATCGCGCTGTCGGCCCGCGGAATTGGTACCTCCCCGGGAGGGTAGGCGGTGTCGCGGGGTGTGTAGGGTATATCCCATGCATTGATCATCATGCAGGCGACGCCGCAAACCAGATCCATGCTGGCCGCAACCTCGCGTTCAGTGATGGTTGCCATTTCGCCTTTGATGGACGCTACGACTTGACGGTGGTCGTCGCCCGTCAAATCCTCCGGGTCACAGAATTCGACACTTCCGCCGGATGGCAGGTCGATGTGTCGGACAAACTCAGCTTGTCCGGTGCTGGTGGTGTCGGGATCCTGTTCGTCCATTGTGGTATCTCCCTAGTGTTGGTGCGTCAGTAGGACAGCGGCGCTACTGCGTTTTGAACGGTAACGACAACGGGACCGAAACCGCCTGAATAGCCAACGTTGGTGGTATTGGCGACGGCGTCGAAATTCGCGGCATACTCAACGGCCGCTTTGCCTCGTGAGATTTTGCTGTCTCGGAACGCGGCTTGCAGAATGTCGATCTGGAGTGACAGCAGGTTTGCGCCACTGAGGCCATTCGAAATGATCATTTGAAGTTGGGGCTGAGTGTTGCTGTTCAGGTACGTCAGAAACGTCTCGTCGCTGACCACGGCGTTCAGCTTTCCGGATGCGGTGAGCTTGCCGCGCTGAATAAAATAGGGGTTTTGGCTGTTTTGTGCTGTATAGATCAGCTCCAATTCACGCTTAATGCTGACCTCAAAATCATTCACCGTCAAAATCTGCGCGGCACCAACCGTTCCAGCCAAACCGATTGTCGTCTCCCACGAGGGTTGCAACGTCACCGTCGACGGTGACGACGTAAACGCCGCCGCAGACGCGGACGGCCAGCCGGAAACCTTCGCGGTGTAGTCAACACCAGTCGACTCAGTCGTACCCTTGATGGTCAACTCAGAGATGCAGCACCCCGGGTAGGCACGCGTCCCGGTCGATGCCGTCGGACCCTGATAGTCGGTGATAGTCATCGAGGACGGCTGTCCCGTGCCAGCGTTGTAGACCGCGAACGCCGACGAATACGGGTAAGTGATCGGCTGGACTGTTGCGCCAGTGAGGTGTGCGCTGGTGAGCCCGCCAGTAAATGACAGCGTGTACGGGCCGGCGCCAGCGATGCTCGTGATGGTGCGCACTTCCGAACCGGTGCCCGTGTCTATTTGCACCAGGATTGGCGCGGTTCCGGGCGATGCGACCGTATCCACTGATGTGGCGCCGATGGCGCTGTCCGATGACAGTGTCGTTGTGCCCGTGCCCGTGTAGGTGCCCGAGTAGACGATGTCGCCGAAAACGTTACTCAGCAGGTACGGGAAGGTGTCCAGGTAGGCGGGGCCGCTGAAGTCGGCCTCGGTATGTTTGACGCCCTGCACAACCCCGTACAGGTCGACCATGCTGCCCCGAAGCGACTTGTCGTCAATCCAGGTCGGTTGGTCGAATGGGTCGAACTTTTCAACTGGAACCGTGACGGCAGGCACCACTGCAGTGCCCTGCGTGGTCTCCACGGCAAAACCCACGTACTGCCGCGGTGAGGCATAGGTGGTCGGATCGGGCACAGGTCAGCCCTCCTGGTGCTCGGTGGCCGGTTCGGCGGCGGGTGGGATTGGTGGGGGGTCGTTGGTGTGGGGAAAAATCTGCTCTGTAGCCCGGTAGTTGTCAGGTTTGCGTGTTTCCGGGTCGGTGGTGGCGATCCAGCACCCATCGTCAGCTGGCATCTCAGGCCACGTGATGACATCCCCGACGCGTACGGTCACAGGGATGTTGGCGTAGATCCGCTCGGGGATGTGGCCGACGTATCGCCAGCGCGTAGGTTTGTGCGGGGGTGGCTGGCTGGTTTTGGCGGCCATAACTCTCCTAGATCAAGATTGGGTGATCTCGACAATGTCTACGGTCAGCAGCGCATCCTGGCGCATGTACCGTTGGTCTGCGGTGGCACGAACGGGACCGTATTCCCAACTCATGTCTTCGCCGAGTTTTGCGATTTGAGACGCCTGCCCGGTGATCGGGTCATAAACGTGCTGATCTCCATCGATCAACGGCGCATTACGCAGCCTTGCCATCACTGCGTCGATAACACCAGGAAATCGGATGTCCTGCTGCGCGTCCTCAGTGGACACAAACCACACCAGCCACACGCTCAGCCTGTGCGTCAGCTCCTTGTCGCCGCCAGTCGTAAGATCCCCGAACTGCGCACGCGGCAACGTCAACCGCCGCTCAGCGCCATGCGACCCCCATACGTAAGCCGCCGGCGTCGGATCGTCGCGTGGGTTTGGTGGCGAAATGAACGCGTCGAGCCGACCCATCCCGAGCGGCAAGATCGTCCCATCGAGTTGGTCCCTGACGTACGCCTGCATCGTATTGATCGGCATGTGTCACAGCACCCTGCGGTAGGGGTGGACCAAGTCATTTGCCATTTGGATGTAGTCCTGCTGGGTTTTCGTGCCGCCACCCGACGCGCCACCCGAGACGGTTTGTACCGCCGTCGAAGTCGCTCCGCGGGTCAACGCCTGCGCTACGGCGTAGTAGATGGCCGCCTGCTGCACCGACGCCGGCAAAGCGGACAACATCGTGCCCGCCTGATGCCCAAATGACAGGGCACTGGACAGGGTTAACGTGCCTGGACCCGAAATCGCGCCCGAGGTAGCCGGAGTGACGGACGAGACCGTCACGAACTCCTGAATCCCGCCGTCGTCGTACAGTGTCCCGGACGCGCCGTCCCAGCCTGTAATGTCGTCCACCGTGACCGTAGAGGCGGCCTCAGCAACAGACGCTGTCAGAGAGCAGTGGGGCCAGCCGTTGACGTACGTAACTTGAATCCGGTACGCACTCCGGCCGAACATCCACGTGACCCATCCAGGAGCAAGCAGGATCCCGGCACCACCGGCACCGGACGAGCTGGGTGCGCTGGTGCCGTACATGCCAATTACGGGGATCTCAACATCCCAATAGTCGGAGGACACCGTCGACCATGAGCGCGGAAACGCGCCCGCCGACGACACTTTTCCACTTACAATGGACGTAACGGGAAAACGTGACGCCAGCAATCGCGCGACACCGGTTGGCTGCAGCTGGCAGCGGAAATCACCCGGACCAACGAATTCCTCGGTGTCCACTGTGGCGCGTAGCGGCTGGTCGCAGTGCCCGTCAACCATCGCAGTTGCCCGGACGCAAATGTTCGTGATCTCGGCCAGTTGCTGCTCGACGGTAGCGCCCATTTTCGGCAGGTTGGACCAGGCGATACCGGTCGACGCCTGCCGGAGCATCTCAGGCGTGATGTAGGGAGTGCCGGGGCCAGCGATAGGCACCAGCGACGGATTGGTCAGCGCCATCCCGGCACACCCTCCCGGCTACTAGCTGGCTGGCGGGGGAACATTCTTGCGTGGCCTTCCTGGCCTGCGGCGCTCCGACGCCGACGCGTCTTCTGCGGAATCGTCGTCGGCACCTTCGCCGCCGCCCTCACCGTTTTCCTCATCGTCGGGCTGCCCGTCGGCCAGCCCCGACTCGGCCAACATTGCCGACAATGCGCGCTTTTCGTTTGGCGACAATGCGGCGATCTGTTCCAGCAGAGACGGGCCAGTGGTCGACACAGCTGGCGGCATCGCCATCTGCGCGCCCATCACCTCCGCAAACGCCTTCCCCAGCGCCTGCGGATCGCCCCAGGTCCGATTACGCTCGCGCTTGGCGCGCGCCTCGTCCGCCTCGACGACCGCGAGCTCGTCCGGGGTCAGATGCACACCCTCAGGCGTGTGCGCCCATCCCGTCGCTGCGGCGATGATGTGCGGCTCGCACGCCGGGCAGGTGACGGAGAACCGCTCACCATCGGCGAGGTCACCAGCGGTATGCGGCTGCCCGCAGCCGCCGCGAGTTGGCGAAATCGAGATTGAACGGGTATCACTCGGTGCGTAAACGGTCATTATTCGGGCCTCTCTTTCGTTGTCGTGGCCCCGCATCGCGGACAGGTGAAAGTCCACGCCTGCCACGCACGGCCGCCTGGTGTGCAGTCACACCAGCGGGTCGACTTGGTGGCCAGCGTTGTCGGGTCGGTGGCGGTCATCAGCCCGGACTGGCCATACCAACCCCGGCGGATATGCGCGGCGTGTGTGTCACCGACCTGGACTCGGCCGTTCCGGTCGGCGTTGTATCGGGTGCCGTCAGCCATGTCCAGGCCCGTGCACCCTGGTGGCACGCTGACTGTGGTCATGTTTGCAGCACCGACACCGTTGCGGTGCCCGACGCGGTGATCGCGTAGACCACGTCACCGTTGTGTAGCGTCACGTTGAGCGGCGCGTCCTGTTTGGCGAGCAGTAGCCCGTTCGAGCTGCTGACATTCGCCGCACCCAGGTAGATCGATGCTGTGCCGCCGTTGACGATCCACACGTTGCCGTCGTTGTAAGTGTTGGCGATGGCAACGGCGGTGGTGCTTACGGTGTATTGCTGGGATCCCAATGACATAGACATTGACCTTTCTTGCACGTCGGTGTGGACACGCGTCTTGGCCGTGCGCCCACACCGACGTGGGGCAATCGTTAGCCGATCAGTCGACCGATGAGCTGGGCGCAGTAAATGCTCGACGCCGTAGCGTTAGCAATCGCATTGATCGTCACCGACGTTGCGCCGTCCAAAGTCACGATGACCGGCCCAAACGTGGCCGAGCCGGGCGCACCCGCCGTGCTCTCGACACCAATCGGGATGGCCGTCAACAGCGTGGCCGGTGCCGACGTCCGCAATGACATGTTGTTGCTGTCCGCTGTTGCCACCGTCGTACCGGCGATCGACAACGTACCCGTGAGTTCGTACGTTCCAGCTGCCGGAGTGGTCAACGTCGCGACCGCGGCATCAGCGGCAGGAGCGGCAGCGGTTGCCGAATCCTGCACTGTTGCCGCAGCGTCACGCACCAGATCCGCATAGGTGCGTAGACCACCTGCGGTCGTCAATGACAAAGGACTCGTCTGCGCAGTGGTGTAGGTGGGTGCCGTGGTGGTTACGGCGCCTTGGGTGAGACCACCGACTTGGCCGGACGTGGTCGACCCCTGCGCAACGGTGGCCTCGTCCAGAGTCCGGAGAGACCCGTCAGTTGTCAACGACAAGGGGTCGGTCTGCGCAGTGGTGTAGGTGGGCGCGTTTGTGGTGACCGCACCCTGGACCAGCGGACCAGTCTGTCCGGACGTGGTCGACCCCTGCGCGACTCCGGTTGTGGCGACCGTGCCGGAAACCGGCAACGCCGTCCCGGACGCAGTACCTTGCACAGTCAGGACCGCCGCCGATTCGCTACCTGCGGCGGCGGCCAACGCGACACCGTCGGTGTGTGACAGGGTGACGATCGCGCCCGTAACACCAGGTCCCGGCTGGATGTAACCACCCTGTACCGGGTAGTCGGAGCTCTCTTGGTTGTATGCGCTGTCGACAGCCATTACGCGATGTTCCCTTCCGTGCGCACATACACCGCAGTGACCGGGGACGTAAGCGACGTGTCCGGTGCGATGATGTTCAGGACAGCGTCAAGGACCATGTCGTTACCGGCGCGTACTTGGGTTGTGGGCGTCCAGTAGATCGTCACGTCGGCGGTCGACGTTGACGCTACGGCCGTGCCGACAACGTCGACAGCGGCGATGGTTTTGCCGTTGAATTTCGCGGCAATGGTTGTTGCGTCACCTGCAGACGCGGCCGTTAGGTTCACCACGGTCCTGTAGGTGATCGTCCCTGCTAGGGCAGCCATTTCAGTACCTCACACGATGGTTTTGGAATTTTGGAGGTGTCTCTGTGCCCCTAGGGAGAAAAGACACAGAGACACCGGCCTAGAAGAGTACGGAACTCAGGACCAGGTGCCGGTCGAGCCCGACCGGTCGGTTTGCTGCAGACCCTGGATGATGCCGGAGTACTGCGGCGCGTTGGCTGCCAACGCGCCATAGGTGAACAGGCTGTAGCGGAATGTGGCGTCAATGACGGGCCACGAAATGGTCAGGTAGTCCTGGACGAGGTTGTACTCCCAACAGTTGGCTACGTTGCTCCATGCAAATGGCAACTGGTAGGACAAAAGCAAAGCGGTGCCCTGCGTCAACCACGGGTGCACCACGATCCGGACAATCGACCGCGTAACCGGGTTGACAAACTCCGACACCGCCGCGCCAGCGCGAACACCCGGGGTGTCGGACGGTTCGATAAACAGGCGGTAGTTTGTTGATGCTCCGCTGGTGACGATGTCATTGGACAGGCGCAGAATGTCCGAACCTTCACCGATCAGTTCGGCTGGGTCGGCACGGTAAGCGCCGGATCCGCTCCACAGTCCTTGCAGTGCGGTGTTGATGACCGAGATCTGCAGTGTGTCGCCTGCGGACTGGTTGACATAGCCGCCGTTCCAGCCGCTGGGGTAGACGTTGCTGCCGCCCTGGCTGTGTGCGGCCAGGACGGGGACGATTCCCTCGGGACGGTACGACGAGTATGTGCCGGAATCGGCGGTTGGGGCGGTCGTGCCTGAGGTCGGCACAGCACCACCCAGGGTGTAGTTTTTCGCGCCAACGGATGTTACGAACTGGTAGTAGGTCCCGGGGACTGTCCCGACGGCGGCGTAGATGTTGTACCAGAGCGCGCCGGGTACGGGGGCGATTTGGACGTCCACAACGGATGTGCCGGAAGTGACGCTCGTGCCGGCCGTGGCGGATCCGGCAGCTGTCTCGCCGTAGTAGTTGCATGCGGTGATTTTGACGTTGAGTGTGCTGTTGGTGATCGTGCCGCTGAGTGCGGTTTCGCCGGAGTTGGCGTTGCGGACGGTGAGCGTCGGCGCGCCCGGGGTGGACAGCGCGGTTGATGTAGCGGACAGGATCAGTGCCTCCTCGTTGAGCATGAACTCCTGGAGGAGGATGAGGTTGGCCAACGCGGAGACGTCCTCAAATCCCTGACCCGCGAACTGCGCCAGCCAGGAGACGTTTTCGGACAGGCCAGCGAACCGGTACGGCACGCTGATGTCGACCGAGTCCTGATTGCCGCTTGCGGGCAGGTTCAACGGCCAGTTGCTCATGGACCCGCCACCCGACAGTTCCGGGATAGCAATATCAACAAACGACCCGCCCGACGACCCGGTTTGGCTGCCGCTGATACCGGTGACGATCTTTGCCCGGTAGCTGGTGCCCTGGCCCTGCGTGCGGGGGAGCTTGTTACGGATGGGACTGTAAACGGGGTAGATCAGTCGGGATGGCGCAACCAGGTTGAACGGAACCAGTCCGCTCGACAGTGGCGACGTGAGCGTGATGCTCTTACCGATCGCGGCGCTGACTTGTTGCTGCAGGCTCGCCACGACCTGGCTCATCATCGCGGTCTGCGGGTTCGCGGCCAGGAACGCGCCAAACTGTGACGCGAACTGTGGCGACAGCGATTTGAAAACCGCGTCAGGGTTGCGCAAAGACGTGCCGATGGCGGACTTCCATGCCTTTTCAGCGCGCATGGCACGGTTGAAGATCCGGTCGGGATCGACCAGAGGCGCGTTGCCGCCTTGTCCGAACGCGGTTGCCTTGTCGGTGTTGGCGTAGCCAACGCCCTTGACCAGGGTGGTCATTTTGTCGGCAACGGCGGTGCCCGCCGAGTCGTATTGGGTCAGGTCAGTCTCGGAGATGATCATATCGGGATCGTTCGCTCCGTGTGCTTTGACCAAATCCACGGTTTTGCCCATGGAGATTGCCCTCCTTGAAAAAAGAGTCGTCAGTGTGTCGCGGGGATGAGACGACGCAGCCTGTCCTCCGCCTGCTCACGCATAGCAGGATTCGGATGGTTCAGGAACGGTCTGAGAAACTCGACTTCCTCCCGCACTGCGTTGCTCGCCGGGTCCGCTTGGACTTTCTCGACCTTTGGAGTCGTGGCCGTCCTGACAACTCCCCGCAGCGGGGCCTGTGCCGGGTCTGGCTGCGCACCGAGACGGTCGATCTCGTTTTGCATTTCGGCGATAGTGCTGTCGTATGACTTCGCGGCCTTGGTGACGGCGGTCCTCACGGCTTTCCGAATGTCCCGACGCCGCTCCTTAGCCTTCTTCTTGCGGGACTTCGTCACCGCCGCGCCTGGTACCGGCGGCACGGTCAGCCCGCTGCTGCGAGTCGGCCGTGCGGTGGCGTGCAGATCAGCCGGCATCACATGCCGGCTGGGTGCCATGGGACACGTGTCTGGCGACGTGGCTGCGATATGGTCGTGCAACGCCGCGAGCGCGTTGACTGCGGCAACTTTCGCCGCTCCTGCGTAGATGTCACGGCCAGATCCGGTCGTCGGCAACACTGGATTGTTGTTGCCTGCAGCGGATGGCGATCCAGCCTGGTGACCAGCAGTGATCAGATCCCGATGAAACTGGGTCGGGCTGGGCACATGCGTCGCGGCTGGTGCCTCCACAGGCACACCGCCGGTCGCGTTCAATGGCGCGCGGCCGACCTGAATGTAAGGACGCCGGAACTGGCCGGGTGTGATCTGGGTTGCTGGGTGCAGGCTTACGTTTGGGTATGCGTCGGTGAACGTTTTGCGGATCTGACGGCGCGCCCTGTTGAGAACCTTCGCACTGTGCGCACGGCGCAGCGCGGCAACGTCGTCACCGAGTGCACCGCTGAACGCCTTGCCTGTGAGCGCGTCGGCAACACTGGCCATGGCCGGGTAGGTGGCGGCCACGTCCCGCCAGTCGTAGGCAGCACACAATGCGTCGTGTAGGCGCTTGACGGTATACGGGTCAGAGACCGTCTTAGTGGCCGGGGACTCGCTGTCGAGGTCAAGATCGCCGATGTATTCCGGCTCGTCGTCGGGCTCGTCGTCGAGGTAGCCGGTGAACTCTGAACGGGCTGGCTTCTTGCGTGGTTTTTTGCCAAATGGAGGAGCCGCACCAGGAAACGGACTGCCGCCCTTGACTGAATCCGGGATGTCATCCGGGTACCTGTCCAGCGCGGTCGGCAATCCGGCATCACGCTCAAACGCCTCGACCACTCCACCGTCCGGTTCGCGGTGCTGTCCTGCAGGCCTGACGCTGGACGGCAACGGGCGGCGCTTCTTATTCCTCTTCCTCACGGGGACTCCTGACGATTTGACGGTTGTGGGGATCTTTCGGCCGCAGCCCCGGCAGCGCTTTCCGGCCGTCCCGACCTCGCCGCAGTGAGTGCAGGAGACGCCTTTGGTGAGGTCAGGCTCGGCAACGTCGTCTTTGTCGTTTCGGCCCTGTCCCTGCAGGTTGAACGGCACCAGCCCGCTTGACAGCGGCTGCGTCGTAGTGATGTTCTTGACCGCCTTTTCGACCTTTTCGACATGCCACGATTCAGGCAACCGAGCCACAAACTCTGGACCCTTGCGGCGCGCGATGGAGATCAGCCGACGACGGAACCGCTTCATGGGGATCTGTGGACGGGCGCGCCCGTAACTCGACACCGCATCCGGCACGTCGGCTGGGGTGTGGATCGGGAACCTGCGTCTCTGCGGATCGATGAAGTCTTCAGCTGGCATCGTGTCGACGTCGACACCCCCGCCGACCTCGGGGCGCACATCACGTTTGGCCAGCCACGCGCTCAGGCTGCCGTAGCCGTGCTGATCGCCCTCGTGACTCCACGTCTGCCACTGGTCACGGGCGGCCATTTTCGCCAGAAACGCGGTGCCGGTCATGGCGGAATGCGCACTCAACCGCGGTTCCCGTGCCAGCCAGTCCGCGCGCTCAGCCTCGTACGTTTCGCGTAGGTCGTCATGTTTTCGTGTCGCTTTTTCTGCCTTCGCGAGCTGTTTCTGCAGATCGCCGTAGGTCCACGGCACATCAAGATCAGCTGACTTGGCCAAAACCAGCCCGCAATTTTTGTTCGCCGGCCGATCGACCAGCGAAACCTCCATCAACTCGCCACCAACGATGCGCCCGCCCGGCGCAGCGGCGTCACGCTGGATAACCGGGTTAGCGATCCCAACCGAATAAGCGCGCAGCACCCGGTTTTTGACCAGCCGTTTGGCCTGGTCCTCAACAACGAGCGCTTTGAGCTGATGCGCATTGTCGCCCAGCTCCACCTTGAGACCCCGGCCAGCCGGTAGGAGCGTCGGCGAGTGCATGACGCGCACGTTTGGCCCGCTACTCATCCATGTTTGCAGCGCCTTGGCTGACCAGCCCGAATCGACGATCTGCTTGTCGGAGTCAAGGGTGTTGTCAGTTACGGTGCCGTAGACAACAAGGTTTCCGTCCTTGTCCTCTTCCCATTTTTTGATCGGAAAGCTGACGTGTGTCAGCTCATCGGATAGCAAGGTCGCCATGCTGGTCTCCTGGTTTGGGGCATGAAAAAACGCCCATGGTCAAAAGACCGTGGACGCTGATGGCGGGATGCGACGACTTAGGGCAGGACAGCCGCGTGATTGGTGGTGTCGGCCAGACGCGTCTCCAGCACCTGCCGCGCATCCTCATCGCGGCCATGCATTCGTATCCTTGCCGCGACCGCAGCCCGCAGCTCATCCTGCGCGCTCTGGCGTGAGCGGAAGTCTGTGGTACCGCGACGAATGATCGGGAACCGTCCTCCCGTCTCAGGTGACGTTTGGATCAAATGCCAGGTGCCCTTACGCCGACCAGGCTCGACGTGGTACTCGGATCTGGTCCGCAAGCGGGGAGTCCCGATTGACATGCCGCTGCAGATCCAGCGCAGCCTCGTTGATCTGGTTACGGTCGGCCAAATCGGCCCTGCTGGCCTGCTCGCGTAGCCGCGCCACCGCGTCGGGTCCTGTGATGTCTCCAGATTTCAAATCGTCGGCGGCCTCGCGCAAGTACCGTTCCGCTGCGCTGTCCTTTGGCGTGCGCATCGCGGCTGATTCGAGCCCCACCCCGTAGTTGTAGCCGCCTCCGGGCGTAGGCTTCGGCCTGGCCGCGAGCCGATCGACGATGTCGGACTTCTTCGCGCGGGCTGGTAGTCGTATCCTCTGCGCTGCGGCGATGTCGCGTAGTTCTGGGACTTTCTTGTCCGCGAGAATCGCACGAGCGTCGTCGGCTGTCTCAGCGCGGCGCAGGCGCGCGGCTACCTCATGCGCGGTTTCTACTGGCTTTGCTGGTGTGGCCCGGGGGCGTGGCAGCTTCAGGGGTTCGATGGGCCGACCGATGTGGCCCATGCCGCGGCGCAAGACACGCCGGCGGTGTTCCATGATCAGGTCCTTGACGGCCTTGTCGGGAGCGTCGTCAAGTGCCACAAGGAGCGCATTGGCTGCCTCAACGTACTTCCCTGCAGCCACGTGCTGGTTCGCCTCATCAACCAGCTTCTGGTACTCCCGCCGCGGCTTAGCCGTTGGAGCCGCTGGGGGCACCGCTGCTGTTTCCTGCGGCTTCCGCGACGCGCGTGGCTTTGTAGGCCGAAAATGCTCGGCAGCGGCGCCTGGCTTACCTCGCCGGAAGGTGTGTTGTGCGCCGCCCTCAAATTCAACACGAGTCGTGGTTTTGCCAGCGCGCTGGACAACACCGCGGCCGAGTTCCGGATGATGCACCGTCTCGCCGACGTCTCCACCGATGTGCAGCCACCCGGGAATGCGCACCCACCTACCGCGACGGTCGCGCGGCTGGTTGACGTCGAACTTCTTCGCGGCCCACCTTGCACCTCGTCGAGATTTGCCTCGTGCGTGCCGTTCCATGGCGGCGTGGGTGGCTGGGTAGTAGCCAAGCGCGCCGTGATGGCGAAGGTTGCAAAACCCTTTCGCCTGTTCCGGCGTCATGTGTTCGGATGCGATCGCAACACATCTGTCGAAGTCGTTAGGAGCGCCCCAGCCGATTCGCGCTGCGCCTTTGCCTCGCTCAAACCAGCGGATCAGGTGCCGCGCACGCCACCGACCGTAAGCGCCCTCGTCGGCCTTCTGCACTGCGTTGATGGCGTCGGTGAACTTGATGCGACCGGCATCGTCGAAAAGAGTGGACAGGTAGGCGCGCGCTTCGGGCGAGAGTCCGTCTCCTCGCTTTGGTGTCTGCGTTTTCGGCACGACTTCACTCCTGCTCGACGCTGCTGGTCATTCCGGCGGTGGTTGATGTTGCGCTAGTGCTATGGCAGCCGCCATATCATCCAATGCGGTGCCGTCGGCATCCAATGTGACGGAGTGCAGGTTGTAGTCGGACCCATCCGGCCGACCTTGCGGGTGGAATGGTGCGTCACCCTTACGGAGTTGGTTGTCGACCCACGCTGTGTGGACATCCACGATGTGTCTCTGGGCTGCCACGACCTGCGGGTCAACTTCATCCCACTCAAATGCTGAGGGATCTACAGCCGGTAGACCCCTTTCCAGTTTGACCGCATCATCAACATTTTTCCGATCCATGTGTCCTCTTTCCCTGCCCCATCCCACCTGCCAGCTTGGCTGAATTCGTAAGCGGTGGGGTAGCCGGGCTGTCCGTACTCAAACGTGTCTGCGCGTTGCAGCAATTCCTGCAGTGCGGCGGTTTGCTGCTTACGGTCCACTCCGGGTGCGTTGAGTGGACCTCCAGAGTACCCTTCTTCCAGGAGATTAAGGGATCCACGAAACTTCGAGATCATCCTTTCTGCCTCGGCTTTAGTGGCGAAGTCATAGCCCGCACTAGCCCAAGCATACCCACCGACGTCAATATCGGCTTGCAGCGTGATCGCGTACACGCCCGACTGCCGGTACCAGCTGATGAGATGGCTGTTGAAGTTGTTAGAGAACCCGCTGCCCTGCACCTGCGGGTGAAGCGCTAGGTAAGAATGGAACGCAGTCAATTTGCCGTCCACGTTCCGGTAGTACCTAGCAAACGCGCCCACCGCAGCACCATCCGCAGTGTGGATGGTGCCCTCCACGGCCATGTCCGTACGTATGCCGTCGCCGCGTGCCACTTCGGTGATGGTGGTAGTCAATCCGCCGAATTCGCCTTCAAAGATCGGTCGGGCCAGCCGGCGTAAATCGGAGTCGGTTTTAGCCTTGAACAGTTCACCAACTGGCGGCAACGTGTCATTTTTGCTGCGGCGCTCTCTCGCAATCGCGCCGACACTGTCATACAGCGCCTTACGCATCTCCTGTTCGGTGGCGCCCCGACGTACCGTCACGCCGGGTCGGGCACGGATTGCATCCTGCAGTTGCCGCCGACTGAAGGATGCTAGTGGGTCATCTTCTTCTGTTCCGTTCGCCCAGTCGTTGAGCAGCATCGATATGCGCAGGCTAGCCGATGGCTTGCGTGCTGCAGGTCGATGGCTAGCCGGGGCGGCGGCCCCACGTGCGCGTAGTCGCCGCAGAAGAGCATCGCGTGACAGCTGCCTATGATCCGAGATCATGTATTCTGCCGCAAGATCGTGAAGCTGGTGATCTTTGAGTCGGTCTAGATCATCAGTCGGCGATACACCACCGCGCGACGCGTGACTCACCAAGACACGCGCAATCTCCTTGTCCGGTGTACCACGCGCGACGCGTACATTGTGCCGTCGCGCGGCGGCAAGGAGGTGACGCCGCTCGACACCGTGCAGCGGGTCAGGCGTGCCTTTACCTGCGGCGGCAAGCTCCAGCGCGCGGTCGATTGCCGACCGGATCGATCGGAACTGGCCACCGTGCGCGTCACCGGCTGGCAGGCGTGGATGCAGTGCCGGGTTCCATGCACGTTTTTCGATGGGTGATGTTTGGTGCCACTCACCGGGCGCAGTGTCGATCGCGTCCAGCATCGCATCGAGACTGGCGATCAGTTCCGGGCGTACCGCCGGATTACCGTCAAGGTGCGCGGGTACCCACCACGCCAACGATTCGACCTGGTCGCCGTCTGGGTCGTCGGGGTTGGTTACGTCGTCCCGCTCGCCCGTGATGTCGACGTTGTCTTCAGCTGGGACGGAGTAGACATAGCCGCGGTATTTGCCATTAGCAGATCTCCACTTTCCGGTGTATTTCCCGGCGGGCAGTTCAATGCCAGTTTCTTCCTGCCACTCGCGAACTGCGGCGTCCTTGGGTTTCTCGTCGTCTTCGAGACGTCCACCTGGAAATTCCCAGTAGCCTGAGGCCGGATCGTTGTCGTCAACTGCACGTTGCAGCATGAGGATCCGGCCAGTGTCGGCGGCACGGACCGCGATCCCGGCAGCAACCGCCGTCTTGGCTGATTTGTTTGCTGGGTCGCTTCCCCGGTGGACCTGAAACAGGTGCGTCTTGTCCCATGGTCCGCCATTTGAGTCCACAAACCCGATGTAGGCAGGAACAGGTCGCCCCAGCTTGCGGTATGCCAGGGTACGGTGGTGCCCATCAATGATTTTGACGGTACTCTCGCCCGGTTCCTGCACAGCGACCACGGGATTTGGAGGGTCATCCGCCTGGATGCGGTCGGCGAAATGCTGCACGTGCGCCTTGTCGCGTGTTGCGGCCCACGATTGGATTGCGGCATCGTTGATGTCGTCCTGCGCGACCGCTGTGGGCCCGACCCAGTGCACGCGACGCATCCACTCGATGGCCTTCGGGGGGTAGTTGACTCGCATTTGCGCCATGACGTGCTCGGCGTCGACTGGACTTGGATCGTCCAGGCCAGACGCGCCTTTAGTGGCTGTAGCGTTCCCTCCTGCGAGCCAGCGCCGCAACGCCCCAGCTCCACGCGTGATCGCGGCGAGGACGTCCTGCAGCAGTCCCATCAGATAGCCGCGTTGCCGTTCAGCCTTCTGTGTGGCCAGCTGGTGCAACGCGGCGTCAATGCGTGCGGGGCTGCCTGTCTGGACTGCGGCAACAACCGCCTGCGTGGCTGGATCTACCGGTTTTGTAACCACCACAGTCGAAATAGGCACATGTAGATACGAGAGAGTGCAGCGGCAACGAGGACCCCCACGGCAGATCGTGGCGTGTTCGCCAAACCCTCCGTCGCCAGGGTATCCAGGTAGCTCGCCGACGGTGAACACAATTCCGTCGCGCTGGTCGCACAATTCACACGCGCCCGGTTTGGCGTTCCAACGGATGGCGATGCTGTCCGGGTTGTCGGCTTGGCCGATCGTTGCCAGCCCGTAGCCTTGCTCGTAGGCCAACGAGACTTGGCCGGCATACAGCCCAAAACGTCCCCCCAGGTTATCGACAAACGACGGGCCGGTGCTCGTGCCCGCTTTCAGCGCCTTGGCTGGTCCGTCTGTTAGCGCGTGGCGTACTCCGATGGCCAGCCCGTCTCGAATGGCGTCACGCATCAACGTGACACCGCCGTCCACAAAGTCCGCTGTTGACACTGCACCCGCGGCAAGGCGCAGTGTGAGATCGCGCAATTCGGTCTTGACCTGCTGTTCCAGGTGTGCGATTGCTTTGGCGCGGCGTTGCCGTTGTGTCCCTGCTGGCGAGTCGGACTTGGTGAGGTGCGTTGTTGCTGCCTTGTCGAGCCCTGCCGCGGAGGAAAGAGCAGACAGGAAGGGACCCCACTGGGTGTAGTTGGGGCCGCCAAGCACGATCGGGTCTTTGCCGGCAACACGGAACGTGGTTTCTTCGTCCTCGCCGACAACCGTCACCGTCGCGTCGCCGAGGCTGGTCGAAACCGTACGCGACTCAACCACTCCTGATGTGCGCAGGTCGCGCCCTTCTTCTTCAGTCAGGTCAGACCACGCATCATAGAGGCCTCGTGCATCTTTGACGCTCAGGCGCCACTCATCGCTGCCGTTGGGGTGGATAACGACAAGGCGGCCGTCACGGTAAACGTCAACGGGTCCACTCTGGACGTTGACCCGCTCTGCGATGAGATCCTGTGCCGTTTCCGCCAAAACACCAAGCTGATGGGCCGTCATGGTTGCGATGGGCGCGGAATCGATAAACTCTTCGTACGTCTCGTGTTTGTCGTCGTCCCACTGGTGTAACGACAGTGACGTCCTACCTGAGTTGTCGGAAGACTCTCCGATGACCTTAATGCCCAGTAGCGGGTCACGCGCTACGCTGACAACCCGCCCAGTAGCGTCTCGGTTTTCAACGCTGCGGAAAACGGTGTGACTCTCACCAGTTGGTAGTACATCTGCCTGGTAAGAGGTGCGGCGTAACTGCTCCAGCTCTCTCCGATCCATTCGGATCGGGCGTCCATGTGGGAAGGTCAGCGTGCGGGATTCGTCGTCGTGGGCGGTGATGGTGATGTCGTGGCCACCGAATCTGACCAACCTATGGAAGATTGCAGATGGGTCGTGTGTCCACCGACCGTGATCGTCGCGTGGCTGTGTCGGATCGAATCGCTTCACTGCGGCGCGTGCGTGGTCTATCTCGACCAGCGTCGGATTTGTGATCAGACCAGCGAAGACGTCGGCGGGTACATGCTCGGGTGTCCAGTTCTGGATGCTGCGGCCTTTGGCGATGCGTCGGCGCATCAAGTCCAGTTCCCGCAGAGCGGCGTGTATGGCGACTGGTTGCTGTACGGCTTTGGTCTGATGCTGGACGGTGCTGTTTGTGCGTGTCGCGTGGCTGGCGGATAACGCTGTCTGTGCGCCTGAGTGTGCTGGTGTGCTTGTCGCGTTGGGTGGTGGTGGGGTGGGAGGCTTTGGTTGTGGCGGTTCTCCGGAAGGTGGTGGGCTTGGTGTGGTCCCTGGAGGTGTTCCTGGCTGTTCTGGCGGTGGGGGACGGTGCCCGGTCTCGGAGTCGATCGAGCCGATTGGGACAACACCGCCGGCGGTGAAGTAGACCGGAACTGAGGTGATCGGTAGTCCCCAAGACTGTTCGCCACGAGCATTGCGCGCTTCGTCAATCGACATAAGCCCATGACCCACTTGGGTGACGAGCATGTCGACATTGGCGCGTTCGTCCTCGTCCTGTTCGAGGCCTTCCCACATCCACCGAGCGTCTCGCTGGCCGCAGATTTCCTGAATCACGAAATCGAAAATGGACGATTTTAGCCAGGTCAGGAGCGGTTTCAGCGCTTTACGTTCGTTGATCGTTTCCGCCTGTTTGGCCATCTGATTCGCCGCCCCAGCAGAATGCCCAGACGTCGACGCGCGCGGAGTGATGCCCAGCTCCTGCGGCTGGATATCAAACGCCATGCATACCTGGTTCATCAGCAGCTCGTCAAGCTGGTCCGCTAGCGGCACAGGACGTATCGGGTCAATCCGCGAATCCTTCGGCAACACGATGATCTTATGTTTCCACGCTGGATCGCCCGCCATCGCGTTAAGCGCATCTTGCAATTGCCGCAGCTGTGTCGGCGTAGCGTTTGGGTCACCCGCCGAGATGAAAATCCCTGGAACGGACCCCTCGCTGAAGTAGTTAAGCTGATATTGCTGACGTTGAATGCCGCTCAGAATGGGCACCAACGCACGCTCGATCGGCGGGAACCCGTACGGCGTCCACGACCTAGTGACATAGGGCAAGTACATCATCTGATCGCCGCGATACCGGGCCACCAGATTGTCGCCCATATCCTCGATGTCGTCGCCCGACAGTGCGGTCATCAAATCGACGCGAGGCACACCAAAGTTGTAGACCTGAAACGCTGGGTTTGGTGGCGTGGGAATGCTGCCCTGCATGTCCAGCAACGGGCGGACCGTGTCACCTGCAACTAGGCACAGCGCGGCCAGATTCGAGCCAAGCACACCCTTGCCTTTGACCCGCGGCGGCTGCATATACAGCGCGAGCGCGTCCACCACGAGAATGTCCTCGAGCAACGCCGCCAACCATGCGCCGAAATTGTGGTACTTGCCGGGGTCGGGCCGGTTAAAAAACCGCTGCAGCTTGACACGACGCTCGTCGAAATCCCTACGTGCCGCCTTGTCGCCTTGCATGGCCTTTTCGGCGTCTTTCGTTGGGACGATCTCCCAATCCAGGCCGACGATCTCCTGGATACGGGTCTGCACACATGCACGGGCAACACTGTACGAATCAGCGATTGTCCGCAGTTGAGAAAAGCTGGCGAGCTTCAGACCCTCGTCGCCGGGCACACCGTGCGGCAGGTTCCATGACACGGGGTAGGTGTAGCGGCGCGGCTGCGGTCCCTCCCCTTCGGACTCGGGTGCGTCAATCGGAATCGGCAGCATCGGCGACAGCGGGCCGAACGATCCAGACAGGAACGTTTGCCAGTCACGCGGCAGTGCATACCGGCCAGTCTGCGCCAACCGGCCACCCGCCCACTCGTTGTAGGACGCGACCAGCGGAGACGGACCCCCGCCTACGGCGGGCATGAGTGCGCCTCCGAATCCGCCTGGACCAGCCTGTCCTGCTGGTGTGTTAGCGCGAAGGACTGCCTTTGCGAGTGCCCGTCTGCTAGTCATGCGTCCGGTTGCCTGCCTCCTCCTGCTCAGTGTCTTCAGCGTCAAGGGCTTCGGGCCAGATCACGTGGCTTTCCGACCACCTACCATCGGGCCAGAATTCGACCTCGGCGAGTTCGCCGTTTGGGTGCCACGCCATGCGGCGTACACGAGGACATGCTCGTGCATGACGTCCACCGCAGTGCGCGCATGCGGGGACGTCTGCGAGTTTGGCGAGCACGTCGGCGGGAATCTCATCGATGTCCATCACGCGACCTCGCTGTGTCCGCCATTATGTGGCTTGCGGCAGTGCGGGCAGTGAGTCGGATGCAATGCGGCCAGAAGCGGTGCCGAGCAGTGCTCACATGTCACAACGCCGTAGGTCTCAGTCCACCCGCCGGACTGCGGCCACAGTGCCATGACCACTGCGTCCCCGTCGTCGGTGGACCGGCCGATCCGTTTATGGATTTCGTCTTTCGATTCGACCTGTATCTTCCCACCGCTCAGTACGCGCCAGTGCGGTGCGGTCAGATCGCCAGTGAGCAGATCGTTGGGGGGGAGTGCGATGTTTTCGCCGTTGGTCGGGTCGAGCAGTTCCCGCACATGCCACCATGCCGCGCTGCGGCAGTTCGAGAATCCCATTTCACCTGATCGGTCGCGCCGCGATGTGCGCGCCGACGCGTTGAATCCATCGACTTCGATGTTTTGCTCGCGTAGCCGGTCAACCACTCCTGCGCCGATGCCGATCACGTCTACCACTGCCTGCGCCTGGGGCATACTGTCCACAATGCTCTTTACTCGGCCCGTTGTTTGCATCGTGTCGGCTTTTGACGTGTGTCGCAGGTCCGTGACAACCGATCCGGTGCGGATCGCCAGGACCGTCTTGTCGGCGCCTGTGCGGGCCACGTCCACGCCAACAATGCGTAGCCCATCAACTGCCGGCCGTCCGGCTTCGTCCCACGCCCTCCACCGCTCATTTGCCTCCTCCACCCAGGCGAGCGGGATGACACCGTCTTCGTCGCTTGAGTGAAACTCGCCTTCGACGCGGTTGTGGTAGACAGCGGAGTCTCCCCACTGTTCACGGCGTTTTTCGCACCATTCACGACTGATACGTCCGGCACAGATGGCCTCACCTTTGGTGACGTGCCGAGGCCACCAGTCATCGAGCCCGGGCGCTCTACGGTGGATGTCGTAGAAGCGTCCGTTTGGCTCGCCGGGGGTGGACATTGCCAGCGCGTATGCCTCATTTTCGTCACCAGTCCCGGCACCGGAAAACGCGCCTTCAGCGGCGTCGAACGTCTCGGCTGAGATGGCTTTCGATTCATCGAACACATACATGACAGAGTCGGCATGTGCGCCTTCGATCAGTTCGGGGTTATCGGAGGCGACCGCGAACGCAGATCCATGGCGGAGCTTGATGTTGAGGGTGAGGAGTTCGGTGCGGGTGTCGAGTGGTTCGCGTCCGAGCATGGTCCAGCGGATCAGCCGCGCCCACTTGTGGATCTCCGGCCAGAGGTAGCGCTCCAGCTGTCGCCACGCGCCAGCGGTTGTGACGCACTTCCAGTCCCGCATCGCCGCTTCGCGCGTCAGCGCGAACCACAGGATGGCTATGGCCGAGGTCGTGGATTTCCCGAGCCCGTGCGGACCGCGGACGGAGACCCGGCGGCGTGTGGGGATCGCGGCGAGAATCTCACGCTGGTATGGGGCGAGCATCCTGCCGGCAGGCCATGCGATGCATTGGTCGGCGAACAGTACGGGGTCGTTGTAGTACCGCACGCCTTGACGTGCGGTATCGGCCGGCGGGTCGAGCCGGTCAGCCAGAGATGAGGCGAAGGTGTCGGGCAACACCGATGCGCGCCTCCTGTTGTTGGACGGCGTCCATGCCCTGCTCTGCCATCCAAGCGGACAGTGCCCTGGTCATCAGGTCGAGTTGCGACTCGGACACGCGCACAAGCCGCTCGTCAATGTTAAGCTTCGCGATGGCGATCAAAATCTGTGCACACCGGTCGAGCGCGCGCTCAAATAGGACGATTTCGCCTCGGATGGCTTCGCCGCCATCTGTGCCGTATCGCATCGTGGTGAGTTGGGAAACGGCTTCGTGACACACCTGTTTCCATGCCCGTGTTTCGCCGGCGAGCGCCTGCAGTTCGGCGAGGGGGTTCTCGATTGGGACGACCTTCAGCGCACCGAGTGTTTTCCGCATTTTGTCCTCGGCTACCCGATTGGCCACCGCAGCCAACGAGCGCGGCGCCCGGCCGCCGTGGGATGCGCAGACTTGCTGGCCGGTCATCGGCATACTGTGACACTGTCCGCCTGATTGTGCCTTAGCGTGTGCTTTGCACCGCTTCGGGTCATGTATCGCATTGCATTTCGGACAAATCTCAGTCTCTGCGGATCCGGCCACGACGCACCCCTCTCTGTCAACCTGGTGTGAGGCACCCGCCCCCTGACAATTACTGAACTTGAGGGCGGGAGTAGGAGACTCCCAGGTATGACGAGCAAGGCGACCCCGTCCGGTCTAGCGCCGAGGTCCGGTGGCTCCTCTGGCGCCTCGTCCTCGACGCGGGCTGCGGCCGGGTCCGGTGTGGACGGGACTGCTCCTGGTCGACCGGAGCGGCCGGACCCGGAGGTGCCCGAGCGGGCGCGTCGGCGTACGTTCACCGCGAAGTACAAGCTGGACATCCTCGCTGCTTATGACGCTGCGGCGGAGGGTGAGAAGGGTGCGCTGCTGCGTCGTGAGGGCTTGTACTCCAGCCATATCACCGAGTGGCGTCGCGCCCGTGACGCCGGCGGCTTGGCCGCGTTTCGGAACACTCGGGATATGCAGGCCATCGCTGGGCAGGTCGGAGCCACTGCGTTCGACGTTGGCCCAGCTGGCGTGGGCTTCCCTGCCTCCTTCACCGCCGACCGCTACCCCGAAGATGGCGGTGGCGAATCGGAGCCGCCGTGGCATCCGCCCCAAATTCGGGTTCACCGCGTTGGACAACGGGTTCGCCGCTTGTGAGGACCCGCGCCGATTGCAGGGCATCTGTGACCGGCTGTCGGCGGCGAAGATCGACGCTCTGCTGCGCAAATGGCTGCGCCGCCTGCCGCACCCGTTCACCCGCGCCGACCGGGCTGCCGGCTACCGCTACGACGTGTCGATCCTGCAGGCGGAGTTCTCGTTGACGCAGGTGCTCGACCGGCCGGTCACCGGGCGGATCTTTTTCGAACAGGTCATCTGCGACAACCTCGACCTCGCCACGCCCGGACTGGGTCGGGCTGATCTTCGATAGGCGCATCATCACCCGGGGAAAGAACAAAACGCCCGGTCGGTTCCGTACCCGGGTAATCACCGCGGGGGTGACCCCGAGTCTGCACATCGACGACAAGACCAGCAAGATCAAGCAGTATCACAAGTTCGACCAAGCCCTACATACTTAGACAACCATCAATGACAGTCGCGACTTCGGTATCGGAAAGCGACTGGTGAACCTGCCCGCACTGCGGCAGGTCGACTTCACCGCCAACCGACGGCTGCTGGCCGTCCAACGTCTCAGCCACGACCCCACCATCGGCGCCGACGCGATCGACGCCCTGACCAGCCCCACCATCACCGACACCGGCAACCGCATACCGGCCCTACCGTTCAACTCACACCGCACCCAAGCACTGCTCGCCGCCCTGGTCATCTTCAGACTGCTGCCCAACGGGTTTCGCAACCGCGACCTACGCGCCCACCTCACCCCCCCTGCTCGGGCATCCCCGCCGAGACCATGACCCCAGGACAGCTCAGCTACGATCTACGCCGCCTGCGCCACCACGGACTCGTGCAACGCATCGAAGGAACCCGCCGCTACGCCGTCACCGACTACGGTCTTCACCTCGCCCTGTTCCTCACCCGCTCCCATACCCGACTGCTGCGCCCAGGACTGAGCGACATCCTCGACACCGCAGCCATGCCTACACCGATCCGCCGCCACCTCACCCGCCTGACCACCGCAGTCGACGACTACGCAAAAGGTCTGGGACTTGCCGCATGAAAACCTGACTCAGCAAGACAAGTTGGAGAACCCAAGACCTCTAGCCAAGGTATCGTGCTGATCCATTAGTTACGGCCTTGGCAGAGGGGTTCGGCTGCGATATCGAGGTCATCTTCGGGGGTGTTGTCGGGCTCGGCTATCTCTGCGAGCAGGCTTGGTTGGTTTGCCTTCATCTCCGCCAGACCCTTGATGTGAGACTGGCACTGGGCATGCAGCGGGCACAAGTCACACGCAGGTGCTGTTTCACGGCAGATTGCGACCCCGATCAGTCGGAGCGCTGCGCTGCGGAGAGGGGCGTCCTTGCCATGGCCAACCAAGCGGGCGATGTCGACGCGGCCATCGGTCAGGCGGTTGGTGCGGTGTGACTTGGTTCCGGCAACTCGGGCTGCAACCCGTACAACGCACTGGTTGGACAGCAGCACATCCCGATCGCAGAGAAGTTGCAGCAATCGCTGTTGTGCGGGTTCAAGCTTCAGCGCGTCAGCGAGATCGTCCGCATGGGCCCAGACTCGTCGAACAGTGACGAGCGGTGCGAGTTTGTCCAAGGCACGGCGACCTGCGCCTGTTTCTAGGTACGGCGCGATGGAGTCGAGGTCCCGTTGGGTCAGTCGTTCCTTGCCCTGGACTTCGGCCACGATGTTGTGAAGATTCTGTATAGGCGTTGCATGGCTGAGCAACAAGGCAACCAGCGCAGCCACAGGATTGGTCATTCGTGGTCCGGGCAGTACATACCAGCGCGATGTTCGTCGTTGCCTCTTGGCCCATTTGGCTAGCGCGTCATGGGCATTGCTCCATCGGGTAGACGAAGCCACGCCAGTACCTGGGACGCCAGGTGTCAGCGCGGTCGCGGCGGCTCTTCCTAGCAGTGGCGGAACGGCGTTGCCGATCTGGCGGAAGGCATCGCTTCGGGTGCCCGCAAAACGGAAGCGGTCAGGGAACGTCTGTATGCGGGCGGCTTCACGCACGGTAAGGGTCCGTGGCTGTTCAGGGTGGATGTACCAGTAGCCGTCCTTTGCGATATGGGCAGTAATCGATCGACTCAGGCCGTTCCAGTCCAGCTTCTTGTATTTATCGTCGAACGTGTTGGCTGTGTATCGGCGCAGGTGACGAGGCACGTCGGTGTAGAGCATCTGCGGATGCATCAGCGTGAAGATTTCTCGGTCATCGTCGCGAACCGGGCGGGTCATATGGTCCCAGACGACCTGCTCACTCATTCCCTTCCGCATGCTCTGCATGAACGGTGACAAAGTGCGCGGCATGTGATACGGAAGCTCGCGGCCGCCGATGTCGTTGTGCTCGACGTCCAAGGACGGGAGGTCCTTGATGGCATCGGCCAGCGTGGTCGGCTCAGGATGTGGATCGGGCCAGGTGAACGCGTCCGCATCGCGGCGCCCCAGCAGGATCAGGCGCTTGCGGTGCTGGGGGACTTCGTATTGCCAGGCGTCTACAAGGTTGATCTGAGTGTGGTAGCCACGCCGCTCCAGTTGGTCAACCATCTCGCGGGCAGCCTGGAAGTCATCGCCGAGGGCCATGTCTGGCACGTTTTCCATCAGGATGGCCCGAGGATTTAGCTTGACCGCGATGTCGAGGAATGAACGCCACAGCTCGCGCCGATGGTCATGTTCGGCCCGATGCCCGCTCTCCACGAGGCTACGTATTTTGCTGCGTCCGGCGCGGCTGAACGGCTGGCAGGGAGGGCCACCGGCGACTAGGTCAATCTCGGCGGTGGACAGCAGCTTGATGAGTCGGCCCCGTTGGCGCACGTCACTCAGGTCGCAGGAGAGCGCCAGGCCTGGAAAGTTATGGCGGTGGGTCTCAAGCGATTTGGGATCGTTGTCGACTGACGCTGCCACCGTCCAGCCGGCCTCCTCCAGCCCCAGTGAGAGTCCGCCGGCGCCGGAGAATAGGTCCACCGCAAGCCGCTGGCCGACGGCCTTGCGCGCTGCGCACCATTCCGCGAAGGTGACCTCGGTGCAGTAATCCGGGTGGTCGTCGAGGCGCAGGTCGTCGCTTCGTTGCAGGTTCACGCCGTACTGGACCACGTTGCTTGCCTTTCCGGAGCTGCCCGAGACCTCTTGGATCAACGAACCGACCGAACAGCCAGAGGAGGATGCTCAGTAAATTCCGCGATCCGGTGCCTCAAACAGGTTGACACGTTCCGCACCCCTCAAACGATCTGGATGGCGCCCACCTGCATCACTGGCACCTCAGGACTGTCCGTGATCTTAACCCATACAGCGTAGGTGCCGCGATCAAGCGTGACGGTGCCGCCAGGCCCGACGAGACACTGCGCAAGGTATCTGCCGGTGCCTACGTCAGTGGTCCATGATCCGGTCTGCCAATCACCGCCCACTGGGTCGGTGCCGACGACAGGAAAGGCGAACTGTACGACGTCGCTGGTGGGATCGTAGATGACCCCGGCCGCCTTGGCTGTAACGTCGACTTGCACATAAGCCAGCGAGAGCGAGGATTGGATCAATGCCCCTCCGGGTGCTGTCATACCATCGCTGTTGACTGTCTCCCCAAAAACCCATTTCGGGTTAAGCGTACCTACCGTAAACTCGACGATCACGGTAGATGTCCGCCAGCGCGTAATGATGCCACTAACTCAGCCGGGTCAATGCTCTCCAGAAATGCAACCGTAGCCGCCTGCTTCTGCGCGGTGAGTCTATCTGCACGCTGTTGTACAGTCAGCCCGTCATGATCCCCTGGTCTGCACAGCCACTGGATAGGATCCCCACCGACGGCGACTGCCATATGTGGCTGGGCCGGACCATCCGCAGCGTCAGGATGGGCCGCACGTGCACAGGCCAGGGGCCCATGGCATCCCTCGTCGCACACCTTTCCACACGCACGCGCACCACTCGCCACATTGGCCTGCTCCGCCTGGATCTGGGCAAGTAGTTCATCGCGCCGTGTGGAGGGTGCAGTCATTGCCCAACCCTTCCGTCTTGTCCGTCCTGTAGGGATCTTGTACTCGGAGAGTCGCTGTGCGCTGGTCGTCGACCAGCGCGCAAATGAGCACTCCGGCATCGGCAAGGTCGATCGACTCGTAAACCACATGCCCGCCGACCACTATGCGGTTTTGCGGCGTCACCGCATAGTGCGGGTTGGCGGCCACAGTCCAGAGGCTGATGCGTGTTGCCGGGGGTGCCTCGATGACTCTGCCTGCAGAGTCGATGTAGATGTCGCCGAATGCGACACCGGCAGAGTTGAGTGTTGGCATGGTGTGGTGGGCATAGTGGTGCTGTTGGCAGTTGATGTTACACCTTTGTCAGGTGTGATCAACCGGGGTGCTGGCGTGTTTTTCGAGCTCACGCAAATCGAACAGGACGCGAATGCGTCCGGTCGGGTCGACGATGGGGTGTCTGGTGACGTGGCCCCGGTTGGCCCACTGGCGGATCTTGCCTGCCCACCGCCGGATTTCATCGGGGGTGGGGTCCGGGCGGGCATGGATTCGCGCGAGGTGCCCGGCGGCGGCTTGCGCATCTACTAGGACGGGCTTGATCACGTGTCCAGGATACAAAGACGCACGTAACACGCGGCGTGGTACGCTAGGGGTATGGAATTCGCGGAATTCATGACAGAAATGATCAAACAGGGTCTTGGGCAATGCCCCACATGCCGGCGTTGGCGACAGGTACGCAAGACCGGCGTGATACGGCAACACCGCCCACCTCGCGACTCGCGCCCATCGGTCTACATGCCAACCTGTGCCGGATCCGGACAACAGCCTTACCACGAGACAAACGCATGACCACCCTCATCGTCTACCGCGGCCTGCCGGCAAGCGGCAAAACCACCGCAGCCAAATTGTGGGTAGCCGCCGACCCAGCCAACCGCGCCAGAGTCAACCGTGACGACCTGCGCGCAATGTTCCACGATTCAACCTGGCTTGGCCGCGTCACCGAGCAACACGTCGTTGCCGCCCGTGACGCGTTGATCACGCTACTGCTCGCACGTGGTGTGGACGTAGCCAACGATGACACCAACCTGCCCTCGCACACCGTACAGAGTCTTCAGCAACTCGCGGCCACAGCTGGCGCTATGATCGAAATAGTGGATCTCACCAACGTGCCAGTCGAACTGTGTGTCATGCGCGACATCCACCGCGCGCGCACTGTCGGCTCGAGGGTGATCTGGGACTTCTGGGATAAACACCTGCGCAACGAGCCCTCGCCGCTGCCTATCCCCTGAGCATGTGGGGGGTTGGTGTCGCCACACCAACCCCCCACGCCCATGTCACCGGCGTCACCCTGGATGACACCAACCGCATCCCCTGGAGATGCGTGTGACTCTCACGGTACCAGCCCCTCAAAGCTCCTCAACCGCTAGGCGCACCTGTGTCGTGATCGTCTGCGGTACGCGCCCAGCAACACGCACCAAGATTCGCCCATGGAGGTAGTCACTCTCGGTGCCAAGAATCGGATCGGCAACCAGCAGCGCCATGATGTAGTCCCGTCGCGCTGCGGCATCGGTCGCGCTGTCGAACACCTCGACAACACCACCGCGGTCGACGTGGCCCGGCGGTGCTGATGTATCGCCGCTAGGCAAGTCAAAGCTGACGCGTGACGTGTATTGGCTCGGCCGGCCAAGGAGATGGTTAGGGTCGGTGCTGCTGGTCTGCACGAATGTGTTTGTCGCTGGTATGCCAGCATCAACGAGTTTGGCGAGGACAGCTCTGGCATCCAGGTGCGGGTCTGTGTGGGAAGAGCATGCGGACCCGATGAGCATGAATGTGATGAGCATGAACGCGATGAGTGTGCGGCTTGTGAACACGTCGGGATCTTACCTAGGTGGTGCTGTCGGTGTGCTTTAGGAGGGGTCGATGGCATCGGTAGGCGAGTTCGCGCAGGGCTTTTGCCGTCACGGGGTGAGTTTCGAAAAACCGCAGATCAGGATCCGGGGAAATATTGCCAGGATGATCGGCTATGGCGTTCAACATAGTCACTTCTTCCTAGTAGCCCGCCCCGGGGTGACTCGGTGCGGTTGGTCGAAGCCCGGGGCGGGGGCTGGGGATTTGTGGCGTTGCGCCAGCTACTTCTTCGGCGGTGGCGGTGTTGGCGGCTTCCCAGGCATCGTTTCCTCCAAATGTCTCCACTTGTCTACCGACGTCAGTCTACAGACATGCACGTCCGTTTATGCCCACGCCTGTCGGTCCGCCGACGTCCCCCACACGTCACGCATGCGCTGCGCCAGCCACAGCAGGCCGCTCTCATCGGTTACTGTGCCGCACTCGGGACAACGGACCTCGCCTACGCCATAGCGGACGAGGCGTGCCCCGCAAGGGACGCTGTCGTCTGCGGTCTCCGGACATCGACCGAGATAGGTGGAACGGTTGCCGAGTGTGGCGCGAAGCGTTGCGGCCAGCCTCGCTAGGCCGGCCACGAAGTAGCTCATGTCCTGGTAGATGGTCCACGCGTAGTCAAGCCAGTCTCTGAGGTATGTCGCGTCAACTGCTACGCGGTGGGGGATGCGGTAGTGGCCGAATCGGGCGATCCAGCGTGCTGTGACAGGGTCGTCTGCGGGGAGGCTGCTGGTTGTTGGCTGGTGGCCGTCGGTGGTGAGGCTGGGCTGGTGGTGGTTGTTGCGGCGGCGCCAGACCGCGGCCCACGAAATGATCCATATTGGAATGGACGCGTCGTAGGTGGGTGGTGTGGGGTGAGTGATGACGCGGATGATCGCGACAGGTGTGGTGGCGGTGAGGGAAAGCGCGTGGATGGATAGGGGCGGGCGAGATGTGAAGGTGCCGCCGCTGACGTATTCGCTGATGCCCGTAGGTGGGTTGAGTGGTGCTTGGGCTATGTCGGCGAGTTGGGTGGTGAGGCTGGCGAGCCGCGTAGCCGTTTTTGTGCGGCATGCGTGGCATATGCCGTCGCTGTCTGTTTGCCGGTGCTGGCAGGTTGGGCATCGTGCCATGGGCGAGTCCCTGCGGCTGGTTTTGGACGTTTACCTGATCATAACTGTGTAAATGCCGATGGCGACGGCGAGTACTCCGATGGCGATGATGCCTAGGCCGCCTAGGACGCCTCCGATCACTTCGCTGACTGTTGTGCCGGTTTGTCTACGTTTGGTGTGTCGTGGCATGGTATTCCTCCTTGCTCTTGTGACACATCGCGTGTTACGCTGTTGTCATGGCCAACCACCACGTGCTTCCCGTCGACGGCGCCATCACCTGGACATCCCCCGATGGTCGCACCCACATCGAAGTTCGCCGCATCCGCGAGTCCGTGTGGCGCGTCAACGTGCTACACGGCACGGTTGCCCGAATCCTCGACGAGGAGCTTAGCGGCTCATGGGACAGCGAGCAGGTCGCGCGTAGCGCCGCACGACTCTACGCGACCCTGGCCCGCGACGAATGCCGCGCCGCCAGGGGCGTGGACGCGTGAACGTCCTATCGTTGTTTGCTGGCATCGGCGGGCTTGACCTCGGCCTGCAGCGGGCCGGGATGACCGTGAGGCTGGACGGATCTGGAGGACCGTGGGTAGCCGAGTGGCCAGACACGCCGCGGACATCCGCCAATACTCCGGACCGCGCAGATCGGTTGCGCGGACTCGGGAACGCTGTCGTGCCGCAGGTTGCCGAACACATCGGAAAGCTGATCATGAAAATGAAAGGGGACGGTCATGCTTGAATGGGCAGCCAACTGGTACGCAACCCGGAAGCACCTGACAGAGAATTTGGGGTCACAGCCAGCGCCAACCAGCGGGGGTCGCGCTGGTGAGTCACTCTGCCGCTCCGCTGGCATGCACGTAGGCGTGTGTGACCAAGAGGCGATCACCGTGCTTGAAGAACTGTGGGGATCATCGCGGAAACGGCACGTTGTGACGGAACTGCAGCCGTGCCAATTGTGCCTCCGCGCCGCACGAAAAGCTGGGCTGACTATTCCTAAATAGGAGGCAACGGCCCAGTTGCGGGGGTTACCACAGATGTGGTAACCCCCGCATTTTTGGCTCAGGCAAGCAATTCCCGCATCGCGTTGGTGTAGGCGGTCAGGCCGGCTGGGGTGTCCTGGTCGTGGTCGGTCTCTGTGCACCACTCCTTGATGTGCGGATCGGATCCGATGGGCCGCAATAACACCAGCCGGTCCTCGTAGTCACGCACTCTGGCGTTTACATCGTGCAGGAGCGCGGCAAACTGCCGGTCAGCGTCGGTGTTCTCGGCAAGCGCAGTCTCCAGCGCGGCGATCTGTTCCAGGATACTTCTGGCAAGCTCACTGGTGGCCCGGTTTTCGCGGCCGGCGGTGAGTGTCTCCTCGATGGATGCCTGTTTTGGTTGGGATGCCCAGCGGCCTCGCGCGTCGCGGCGGGGTGGGGGTGTCTGCGCTTCCGCATCCCCTGATTCTGGCGTGTTAGTCATTGACCACGGCCAGTAGTCCGGTTCTGCCCGCATTTTGGCGGCAACATCTTTGGCGGCGCTGTGGTGGTCTAGCACTTCTGCGCGGCTGAGTGTGGCTTCAACATCCTCAATGCGGAAGCCTTGGGTTTCCGCGATCGCTTCGGGGGTGTTTCTGCGTCCGTGGGCCGCGATGACGTTGATGATGTTTTCGCGGTTTGGGTCCATTGCTTTCTTGGTTTCCTCTCTTTTGCCGTAACACGCTCCGTGTTACGCTTTACATGTGACGACCTGCGAACAACTTGGATGCCTCCCCACATCCCACACCGTCAACAGCAACGGCATCACCTCCGGATGCCCCGAATGCGCCAATGGCTGGCGCTGGATCCCCACCGAGAGTGCAACGATCACCATGCGGCACGACCGTGTTCCCTGCTGGCACTGCAACCCCAGCGGACGGCACGCGGTGCCCGCAGCGGCCTTCCCGTCCGCTTAGGTGATGGTCGGCGGCGCGGCAATCATAGGCATTGCTGCGCCGCCGTAGCTGGTCATAACCCCTCCTCTGTCTGCGCGGGTAGCATGTCCTGTCCTATAGCAGTAGCGGCTGGGCGGCGTCGGGATCCTATACAATGTCGACGTTCATCAGTCCGCCTTCCATCGCAGCCGACCACTCTGGTCGCGTACGCAGGTCATTGGCTGGCCGTTGACGGTACTGACCGCCCTACTTCCGATAGGTCCGCAGAATGATCCTGGATGGCGGACGTCTAATGTTGCCGATATACTGGGCTTGGTGGCCGGATCGCAGGCAGTCAAGGCAAGTAGCGCCGTAGCGCCAAGAATGAGATGACGAGCGCTCATCGTCCCTCCGCCTTCCCTCCAAGCAAACGGCGTATCTCGGACTTGCGATAGCGGCGGTGCCCGCCGAGAGTGCGGATCGCACTCAACCTGCCAGTCTTGGCCCACCTGGTCACCGTCTTGGGGTCGACGCGGAACATCGACGCGACCTCTTTCGGGGTGAGTAGTGGCTTGGGGGCTTGTTGAATCTGCATCTCTTCATCCCTTCCGTCCTGTTTGCGTATACTAGCGCCTTAACGCGAAGCGTGTCAGCCATGTCCGCGAAACGCGCGGTCTTGATACGGCAGCCGAAAGCGGCACCGACTCAGACGGCTCTGATCCGGCCGGTGTCCACCGCGGGTGCGGGCGAGAGCCTCGACCGCTGCGGCGATACGGGCCGGATCGGCGCTCATCGGGTCACCCCTCGGGCTCGGGGGTGACGACCGGGCTCGTCGCGGGCGGCTGGATGGGTACCGGGTCGTTCGCGGTCGGGTATTGGTTCCAGGTTCGGCCGTCTAGCTCGCGTCCACGCGCTTTCGGCGCCCGCCCGCCCCACTGTTTGAAAAAAAATGGAACATTGGCATCGACGCACTGGTCTCGCAAGGACTGCACCCACTCGTGGTGCACCGGTCGAGCGCTAGCGCCGGATTCTCCGCCAGCAACCACCCAATCTGGACGGTCGCGCCGACAGATCCATCTATCTAGATCGACTTTACCGAGGAGCGGCTCGCATGACAACCACCGCACTGCGGCCGGAGTGTCCAGTAGGACAGGGATACGGATGTCTGCCCACTGTTGGGTTTCGACCGACACGCCGACCCACACGTTCGGTAACGGCCAGTGCTCCCACGGGTTCGGGCCCGTGACGATGTCGACGCCCTCGTGGGCGAGGGTGGCGACCTCGCTACACACCATCTGGCGGAACTCGTCGTCACCGAGCAGGGACCGCATCCGGGCGTGCCGCTTGGTCAATAGTTGGAACGTGTGCCAGTGCGCGGTGGCCATCACCGCGAAACACTCCACAATGAACTCGTCGGACACCTGGTCGTGGAACAGGTCCCCCATGGAGGTGACGAAGATCCGTCGGGGCCGGCGCCACCGAAGTGGCAATCCGACCTTGTTCTGGCGGAGTGTGACGGCGAATCCGTCGGGGAAGCCGGCCACTGCCGAGCCAGCGAATCGGTTGGCGAGTGTCTCCGCGTAGCAGTGATCACATCCGGGTGACACTTTGGTGCAGCCGGTCATCGGGTTCCACGTCGCGTCTGTCCAGTCAATCTTACTTTTGTCAGCCATGATCATCCTCCGATCTCCATCTTGTCGGCGCGACCATCACCGCTACCTCGACCACCACACCGTGCTGATCGGTCAGCACGTGCGTGACCTCGTTGTAGTTCCATCTCGCGCCCCCGACCGCTCCATCGGAGCAGGCTTTCTGCTAGAACTAGCCGTCGCCGAAGCCGGCACCGTCGCCGTAGCCGAAGCCGAAGCCGACGCCGTCGCCGAAGCCGGTACCGTCGCCGTAGCCGAAGCCGTAGCCGTCGCCGTAGCCGAAACCGTCGCCGTCGCCGTAGCCGAAGCCGGAGCCGTCGCCGTCGCCGACGCCGTCGCCGTAGCCGTAGCCGTAGCCGTCGCCGAAGCCGACGCCGTAGCCGTCCTCTATGGACGCGTCCACGTCGTCCCCTCCGCCACCTCGAGCTCCGCGACAATGGCCAGCCGGTGGATATGGACCGTGCCCGCCGGATCCAACACCGTCCTCGGCGTCGGACCGTTCTGCGCCAACTCACCCAAACCTCGGCTGGTGCCCCAGCGGCGGATGACCACCGCATCGGACAGCACGATCTTGTCTCCGTCC